GGTAGTGGTTCAATTGGAACAGGTACGACTTTAACAAATGCAACAGGTATTGAAAGTGCCGATTGGATTTCTGATTTCCCAACAGTAATAACAAAAACACAAGGCACTTCTTGGAATAGAGGGGCGTATATAAATTAAATATGAGTAAAAAAGAAAAAATAGATTTTTATTTAGGAAAATTAATGAGTAGAAAATTATTAGCATTTATGATAGCATCTGTAGGTTTATTTACAGGACATGTTACAGATACTAATTGGGTAATATTAGCTACAGCATATGTTTCTATTGAAGGATTTACAAATATTGTTGAAAGATTAAAACAGAATGGATAAAACAATGATACACGAATTTAAACTAACTATAGTAAATTTTATAGTAATTGCTTTTGCTTTTACTAATATTGAAACAATACTTAAACCAATTGCACTGTTTATATCAATTATATATACAATTTATAAAATAATTGAATTACATCAAAAATTTAAAGACAGAAAAAATGGATCAGATAAGTCTGGAGAGGATTAATACACTTCATCCTAAAATTAGAAAAGAAGTTTTAGAATTATATACTAAAGTTAATAATTTAGAATTAGGTAAAGGTGTTAGATTAAGATTGTCTTATACTTTTAGAACAAATGAAGAACAAGATGAATTGTTTAAAAAACGACCTAAAGTAACTAATGCTAAAGGAGGTCAATCAATTCATAATTATGGATTAGCATTTGATATTGTACTTATGTACGATAAAGACGGTGATGGTAAATTTGAAGAAGTTTCATGGGACACTAAAAGAGATGGTGATAAAGATGGAATATCAGATTGGTTAGAAGTAACTAAAATATTTACATCTGGAGGATATACTAATGGTTTTATAACCAATGGTAAAAAATGGGATCTACCTCATTTTCAAAAAGATTTTGGTTTATCATGGCAAAAAATGAAAACTAAAATAGATAAAGGTGATTTTATATCTGAAACAATAAATGGTTACATTTATAAATATATAAATATTTAAATAATTAAAAAAAGATATAAAATAGTTGTTAAAAAATTTGGATTTCTCAATTATTTGTTGTATCTTTGCATTAAATTATTAAAAATGTAATTATGAAGTTTGAAGAAATAAAAGAGTTTTTAAGAAATAAACCTGGTTATGCTAAAATTGGTGGTTATAAATTATCATTAATATTAGAAGCAGATGAAGAGATTTGTCAACAAGCATTAAAAGAAGTAAGACGTGAATTGAAAAATAAAATTGGAAAAGACAATAAAACGTTCAAAGTAAAATTAGATAAAGATTTTAAAACATCACAAGATGTATTTAAAGATGCTTTTAGAAATGGATTTTTAACAGTAGATTCTTTTAAGACAGATATTAAGAAATCTAAATCAGGTAAAAATGTTTTAGTTATTGGAGATTTACATGAACCTTTTTGTTTAGATGGATATTTAGAACACTGTATTGAAACATACAATAAATATAAATGTAATGAAGTGGTATTTATAGGTGATATAATCGACAATCACGCTTCAAGTTATCATGAGACTGATCCAGATGGACATAGCGCAGGACAAGAGCTTAAAATGGCTATACAACGTATTAAACAATGGTATAGTGCTTTTCCTAAAGCAATTGTAATTATTGGTAATCACGATAGATTAATAATGCGTAAAGCATATTCATCAGGATTATCTAAATTATGGATTAAAGATTATGCAGAAGTATTAGGTACACCAGGATGGAATTTTACAGATTCAATTGAAATTGATAATGTATTATATATTCATGGTGAAGGTGGTACTGCGAGAGCTAGAGTACGTAGAGATTTACAATCTGTAGTTCAAGGTCACTTACATAGTCAAGCATATATTGATTGGTGTGTAGGAGCTAAATTTAAACTTTTTGGTATGCAAGTAGGATGTGGAGTTGATCATCGTTCATATGCAATGGCATATGGTAAAGAAGGACCTAAACCAGCAATAGCTTGTGGTGTAATTTTACAAGGAGAAGTTCCAATAAACATAATGATGAATTTATAAAAATAAACTTAAAGCCTATCTATAATTATATAGGTAGGCTTTTTTAATATAACAAAAAATGAGTAAAGTTAATGAAATAATTTATGATGTACGTGAAGCTGTACGTCAAATAACAGATGATAGTGATATATCAGATAGATATATATTATATTTGTATAATATAAAACGTTCTAAATATTTACGTCAAGATTTAAACAATTTACAAAAAACTATTGATATATCAATTTTACAAACTCTTTGTTTGGAATTAGAAGAAGTCTCAATAAATGAATGTGGTTTAGATTTAGATTGTGAAACTATAATGAGAACTAAACAACCTTTACCTAAGTTATTAGAATTACATTTAAAACCTTCTATTGTAACTGTAAAACCTACAAATAAAATATCTGTACCTTTTAATTTTATTACTAAAGAAAGAACTGTGTTTAGTAAATATTCTCCTTTTAAAAATAGTATATTTGCTTTTTTAGATACAGATAATAAAATTTATTTATATAGTCAAAATGATGCTGTAAAATTAATTGAATGTTTAACAGTAACTGCAATATTTGAAGATCCATTAGAACTTCAAAATTATACTAATTGTTGTAGTTGTACACCTGCAGAAAATCCTTGTTTTGATTATTTAAATAGTACATATCCAATTCAAGCACATCATATAGATAATATTAGAGAAGAGATTGTTCAAAGCTTACTTAGAACTATTCAAATACCTCAAGATAAAACAAATAATGCTGATGACAAGTAAAAGAGTTAAAAAAGATTATGGTATGTCTGATTATTATAATTATTATTTAAAAAATAATAATAGTCCACAATCAAAATCTAAATTTAATAAAATTATATCTGAATTTAATGAAGGAGTTGTAGATTTAATTATAAATGAAAGCATTGAATTTAAACCTACAAAATTACAATTTACTTTTTGTATTAGAAAAACAAAACGTGTTCCTAAAATTAAAGAAGGTAAATTAATTAACACTACACCTATTGATTGGAAAGCAACTAATCAATTATGGGAATCTGATAATGAAGCTAAAGATAAAAAAATACTTTTAAGATATTTAAATAATCATACATTTAAATATATTTTTAGAATTAAAGCTTTAAAATTAGGTCAAAATTACAAAAATAAAAAATATTACAAATATAAACCTGCAAGAAGTTTTCAAAGATTATTAGCTAAAAGAATATTAGATAATGATTTAGATAATTTTGATGCTTATAAACTTTATTAAAATGGTAAATGGTAAAATGGTTTCTATAGGAAACATTATATGGAAAGTTATAAGAAATCCTTTAGCTCAGGATATAACTTACGAACAAGCAGCAGAGTTTGCATTAGAATTTATTAGACTTATGAATGCACCATTATCATATAGTGATGAAGTAAAATCTTTAAAGCTAAATGAATATAAAACATATTTACCTTCTAATTTAATTAATATTAGAGGTGTTAGATATACAGGTACAGATGGTTGTCAAGATCCAATTGCTATGAGATATGCTACAGATTTATATCATGTTAATAATGATACTGATAATACTTCAGATTATAATAAAGAATATACTTATGTTGTACAAAACTGTGTATTAATATCTTCTAAAAAAGAAGGATATGTAGACATTTCATATAAATCAATATCTTTAGATGAAGAAGGTTTTCCTTTAATACCAGATAATGAATCATATAAAGTAGGATTAGAATATTTTATTTTACATAAATATATTGAACCTCTTTGGATGATGGGTAAAATACAAGATAAAGTATTTAATTATGTTGAACAAAAAAGACATTGGTATTTAGGACAAGCTGAAAATTCTATGAAATTACAAGGAATGGATCATTTAGAAAGTATGATGAATGCTTTAAATAGAATTATTATTAATGATCAAGCACATGAGAATTTTTATAAGAAATTTGGAGAAAAACAATATATAAAAAGATATCATTAATTATGAATAAAAATGTAATAATGACTTATAATGGTATGAACCAAGATATAAGTCAATCAAAATTTTCAAATCAATTTTATTTTGAAGGTAAAAATATTAGAATATTATCAACAGATTCACAAAGTACTAATTCTGTAACTAATGAAAAAGGTAATTCTTTAGTATTAACAATTCCTCAAATTAATATTGATTTTAGTAATAAAATAATTAGTTATAATTCTAAAACATTAAATTATTTAACAAGTCAAATTAATCAATTATATTCATCACAACCTGGTGAACAATTAATTATAGGACATGCAATAGGTAAAGACAATACTGTTTTATTTACAACAGATAACAACGGATTTGATTGTATATGGACTTTTAATAATTATGATTATGATTTAAATTTAATATATTTAAGAAACTTAAATTTTAATATTAATAACCCTATTCAAGCACTTATTAATTATGAAAATGATAAAATTGAAAAAGTATATTGGGTAGATGGTAAGAATCAAATGAGATTTTTAAATATTAAACAAAGTATTGAAAATGGTGATAATGACGAATTAATAGATGTAGAGTCAAGTTTAATTAATGTTGTAGGTGATTTTAAATTTAGTCAACCTGAATTAATAACTAAAGAACAAGGTGGTACTCATACAGCAGGTATGATTCAGTATACTTATACATTATATAGATTAAATGGTGCTTCTACTAAATTAAGTCCTTTAAGTGATTTAATATCTTTAGATAATGGTGAACAAGGTGGTGGTAATATTAATAATACTGTATCTTCATATCCTGTAATTAAAGTACCTTTTATAGATTCAGATTATACAAATTTGAAATTATATTCAATTAAATATACTTCATATAATGAAATTCCTGAAGTTAGATTAATTTTAGATAAAAATATTCAAGGTCTTTCTGAATTAGTTCATTATGACACAGGTTCTATAATTAACACTATTTCTTTAGATGAATTTACATTTTTAGGTAACAATGCAATATATATACCTAAACATATTAATACTAAATTTAACAGGTTATTTTCTGCAAATTTTGAAGAAAAAAACTTTAATATAGAAGTAGATACTCGAGCATATAGTTTTGGACAAAATCAAACATCTGTATATTTACATGAAGAACTTACTTATAATTCAATAGACGATTTAATTGAAGGTGATAATAATTTTTTAGTTAATCTATCTACTATTAATAATGTACCTAAAAAACATAATTGTTTAAATAAAGATTTTGATACTTATAAATATCAATATAATAGTAATATTTTAGGTGGTACTGGTAGATATTTAAAATGGGAATTATTTAGATCTGAAGTAGGTGTTAGTGTAGACAATATTACTAAAACACAATCTGAAGGTAAGTTTTTTAAAGATAGAGAAATTTATAGATTAGGAATACAATTCTATAATAGAAAAGCTCAAATTTCTTTACCTAAATGGATTACAGATTTTAAAACAAATGTATCAGGAAATCAAAGTAATTTAAATGGATTTTATGCTACATTAAAAATAAAATTTAATACAGAGTTTTTCACATGGTTAAATACAAGTTCTAACTTTTTAAATGATGAAGGTATTTATGATGAAGATTTAAAACCTGTAGGATTTAAATTGTTAAGAGCTGAAAGAACATTGAACGATAGAAGTGTTGTTTGTCAAGGTCTAATTAATGCTTCATATGTTATAAAAAATACATCAGAAGATTCTTTTGGAAATTTTATTCCTGATACAGAACTTGCTCAAAGAAGAAAATATAATTCTGAACCAAAACTACCTTCGTTAATGAGACCTTTTGATGGTTCAATTGCTCCGTTAAAAGGAATGTTTAATTATGCAAGAGTAGACGATAATGATAATAAACATCCTTCTACTACTGAATTTTGTTATAGAGTTCGTGATAGAGAAATTACACCTCCTTATAATTATATAGAACCACCACAATTCACTACAATTTGTGATCCTTTATTAAATGTAGGACAAAGAGGTAATGGTGAAGCTGAAATATATAATGCTGTAGCTTCTTCAGATAAAAGAAGTATGGTTTATCAATTTAATCAATTGATGCAAATATATTCACCTGAAATAACATTTAATCAAATACAAAAATTAGATAATACTAATTTAAATACTGTAGCGTTAATAAAAAATGATTATAATGCATTTTGGGGTAAAATGATTGATACCAATACAAAAGTAGTAAGTACTGAAGGTAAAATATTTGGTGAAATATCTCCTTATTCTACAACTTTTGATGTTGTTTCAGATAATCCTGATGACACACCAATTCAAAATCCACCAAGTGAAACTGAATATCAAGCATATGTTACAGGTTTAGTTGCAGATCATTCATTTATTTATGGTCCTTATGCAGAAGATGTACCTTTATATATACCTACATATGAAGAATATTCTGCAAGTTTATTAGTAAATGTAGTAGATAATGAAGAAGGATTATTTCCTATTATAGGAAATATAAAAACATTTGGTTCTTGGGGATTAATTGGACCTCAAGGTATTGGTTATGGATATAGAGCAGCATCGTATCAACCACAGTATCAATTTTATAGAAAATATACAGGTGATATATTATATCAAAATGATAATATATTATATAATATATACGGAAATCCTTTAATTGTAGAAACAGGTGCTAATAGAACTATATACAATAGAGATTCTGATTTAGCTTTTTATAATACATATAGTATTATGAATACTGATACAGGTGAAGAAAGTGATAATAGTCCTAACTGGAGAGTAAGTGAAATGAATTCTTGGGGTGCTAGATGTGGTTTAATTGTATTAGGAGATTCTTCTGAAGAAACAATTGAACGAAAAAATCTTCAAAATTTATTTTCTGAATTAACAGGAGAAACTACATTTGATCCAATAGAAGATATTTTACCAGATAATATAGGTAAATCAGGAATTATTTCAGAATTAATACTTAATAAATCTTCAATTTATTTAGGTTTATTGTATGGAGGAAATGATTATGAATCAAGAAAACGAACTAATTATATTGAAATTGGTAATTATATAAATTTAGTACCTAATATATTTAATGAACTTAATTATAAATGTATAAATGGTGGTGACACATTTGTTAGTAATTTTAAATTTACTAAAATAGTAAAAACAAATACTGAAGTATATAATTTACAAATACCTCAATTTACAGAAATTGTTGAAGTTAAATTAGAAAGTACTGTAGATAATAAAAATAGAAGTGATTATTCAGTAGAAGATTGGGATAGTAGATTTCAACCTAAATATGAAGAATATCAAAACTATAATAGAATATATTCACAAGAATCTAATTTCTTTATAAGAAAAGATGTTGATTATAATTTTAAAGCTATTAGTAAATTTGAAAATGGTATAATTGCATCATCTGTTAAAACACCAGGAGAAGCTATTGATAGTTGGTTAACATATTTAACTAATGATATAATGTACATTGATGGTAAATATGGTTCTATTAATTGTTTACATTCATTTAAAGATGAAATTTATACATTACAAGATAGAGCTGTTGCAAGTATTTCTATTAATCCTCGTGTACAAGTTCAAGGTAATGATGGTATTGCAATACAATTAGGAACTGGTCAAGTATTAGATAGATATCAATATTTATCTACTATGACAGGAACATTGAATAAATGGTCTGTTGTAAATTCACCAAATGCTTTTTATTATTATGATACTTTAAATAAAACTATTAATTTATTTAATCAAGAACTATCTGATATTAAAGGAATGCATAGTTTTCTTATTAATAATACAAATGAAGATTTAAAAACAGATAATCCTTTAATAAGAAAAGGTATAAGTTCTACTTATGATTATTTAAATAATGAAATATTATTTACATTTTTACAAGAAGATAATGATTTTACAATTTCATATAATGAATTAAAACAACAATTTATATCGTTTTATGATTATACACCAAGTATGTATATAAGTATTGGAGATATGTTGTTAAGTACTAATTTAACATTAAAATCATTATACGAACATGGTATAGGTGAATATAATACATTTTATGGAATTAAATATCCTTCTTATATTATATTAAATCTTAATCCTGAACCTTATTTTGATTGTGTATTTGATAATATAAATTATAAATCAGAAGTATATTTAAACAATGTAGATCAATCAAATGTTACATTAACAAATATACAAGCATATAATGATTATCAATCTACATTACTAACACCTCTTGTAAACAACAGAAACGGTAATTTAAGACGTCGTTTTAGAGATTGGAATGCTGAGATACCAAGAGATGGTAGAAATCGTATTAGAGGACCTTGGATTAAACTTAAAGTTCAATTCAATAATCAATCTAATTATAAATTAATATTACACGATATGATTATTTCATATACGGTATAATACAATAAAGGTATAGTTTATCATCATAAAAAGATATAAATTATACCTTTTTTTATTTGGAAATTTGAAAAAAATTTCGTATCTTGCATGAAATACAAAACACATTAAAAAATTAATACTAAAATAATATGTTAAACGAATTTAATGAAGGTGGTTCACATGAACAAAATAAATTAGGAGGAATTCCTCAAGGAATGGGTAGTAATGGTATGATTAATACTGTAGAAGAAGGAGAAACTAAAAAAGATAGCTTTATCTATAGTAATAGAATTACTCTTACACCACAAGTTATTGCACAATTTAATTTACCTAAATCATTATTAGGTAAAACAGCAGCAGATGCTACTAAATTAATTAATAATAAATTTGAAGGTAGAAACTCTAAATTAGATAACAATACTAAAAAAGCATTTTTAGATAGAATTGCAGAAGCTCAAGAAACAGTTAAAGCTGAAGAACAATCTAAAATTCAAGAAGCAATGCAAATTAATTCTACTGAAGTACCTGATATGATGAATGGTCAAATTCCTCAAGGTATGGAAGAATATAGTCAACCACAACAACCAATGGCTTATGGTGGTAAAATGAGTCAAAATCAAATGTTATTTGGAGGTAACTCTCAACAAGGTCAAATGGCTGGTGATATGACAGGTCAAGTAGCTACAACTGCTGCAGATATGTTTTTTCCAGGTTCAGGACAATTTTTAAAAATGGGAGATCAATTTGGTACTCAAGTTGGTAATATGATTGGTGGTGATAAAGGTGAACAAATAGGAGGATTAATTAGTCCTATGGGTACACTTAAAGGTATTGGTACGTCTATTGCAACAGGTAATATAAATGATATTCCAGGAATAGGTTTGTTTGGTGGTAAAACTACTAAACAAAAAGAAATACAAAAAATGAAATTTAATAAAGATATGTTTGAATCTAATTCTAAAATTTCTGATTTTAAATATGGTGGTAATATGTATGAAGGTGGTGGAGAATTAAAACCATGGCAATTACCTTCATCAAAAATGACAGATGATCCAAGTTTTAATGGTGGATTTGGATTTAAAAATATGACAGGTATACCTTATGCTACAGAATTACCTTTAGATCAACAAATAAATATAAAATCATCATATAATCCTAATAGTTTTTATAAACAATCATTTAATCAAATGGGAAGACCTCAAATATCTAATGATTTAGGATATACAAGTAAATTAAATTATAATGATCCAGATACTGTAAATTTATCTCCAGAACAATTACAAGAAAATAATATTTCTGAAAACATAAAAGCAAGAATGTTTGGTCCTCAAGCAACAGGTCATTATGAAGGTGAAATGTATGATGGTTCTAAAGTAGGTAAAATAGCATCTAAAGTAGGACAATATGTTAAAGATAATTATGGTAACGCATTAAGATATGCACCAATAGCTATGAATGCTTATCAATTAGCTAAAATGGGTAAACCTGAAGTTGAAACTTTAGATAGATTAAACAATCGTTATAATCCTCAATATATGGATGAAAAAGCGTTAACTAATCAAATTAATGCTGAAACTAATTATACAGCTAATGCTTTAGCAAATGCAGCTAATGGTTCATTAGGTTCATTATCTAATAATATATTAGGAATGCAATTAAATAAAACTAAAGCTTTATCTGATGCTTATTCTAAAGTAGCAGATGTTAATCGTAATGAAGATAAAACAGCACAACAATTTAATTTAGGTGTAGATCAAGTAAATATTGGACAATCTAATATGGAAAAAGATATTAATGCTAAAAATAGAGGAGCTTTTAAAACTGAAAAATCTAGATTATTAGGTCAAATGGGAACTGATTTAGGAAATATTGGTAAAGAAACAGTTTATAAAAAATTAGCAAAAGAAGCTTTTGGATATACTTATGATGGAGAATATGTAAGAGACGATAAAGGTAAAGTCGTAAATAATCCTGATACAGGTAAACCTTTAACAAAAGAAGAGTTAGAAAAAACTAAAAAATATGCTCAAACTTTTAATACTTTAGGTAAAAGAGAATTTGGTAGTTTAAGTTTAAATAATCAAAATACAAAAGAATAATGAATAGATATACACAATTAACTCCTTCACAATTTAACCCTTTATCTTTAGAAGAAGTCATGTTAGTTCCTTCAATGAAACGTAAACAACACGATGATATTTTAGCTAAACAAGAAATATTACGAGGAGAATTAGCTAAAGTAGATCCATTAGATGTTCATTTAGATGAAGCTGTTAGATTACGTGAAGAAATGAATAATAAACTTACTGCTCAAGCTGAACAATTAGCTAAAAGTGGTATAGATTCAAATAGTCAAGGACAATTTTTAGCATTAAATAGAGAATATCAAAATCTTACAGGACCTACAGGTCGTATTGGTCAAATAAATAATGCTAAAAAAGTTTATTATGATAATATGAAAACTTTTCTTGAAGATGCTCAAAAAGCAGGATATTCACGTGAAGACGCTTTAAGAAATTGGCAAAATGAAATGCATACTAAATACACAGGTTATGATAATCCTGCAAATAAAACAAACATTGTAAATATTGGTCAATATGGTGCGCCAAAACGTTTAGTATTACAAGATGATTTAAAATTTGTAAATAGTATTTTAGGTGAACAAACAAGAACATTAATGCGTAATAATGGTTTTAGTTGGTCAGAAGGTCCTAATGGTAGTATTATTGTTAAAGACGGCAAAGGTAGATTAGTACAAACAGATAATATTCCACAACTTAAAGAAGCTCAAGATTATTTAAATAGTCGTTGGAATACTCAAAATGGTGAAGGTGCTATTTCTGCAAAATTTGAAGGTATATCTCCTAATAGAATTGTTAATGAAATTAACTCAGGTTTAGGAATGATGACTAAAATTAAAAAAGATGATACTAGAGAAGATGATTATGATATTCAAGGTTATAAAAATAAAGCTGATTGGGATGAACAAACAGCAGTTGGAGAATTAATTGAAACAACTAGTTCATTTTTACCAAATGAATTTGCAGTAAATGATTATAATAAAAATCAATCAACTTTAAATAATTTATTACAAAAACAAAAAACCGGAAAATTATCTAAAGAAGAAAATATAGAATTAAATAAATTACAAAATTTTCAAACTACTTTAAATAACACATTAAAAACAGATAAAATTTTTAATGAATATAGTCAATATGATAATAAAGCTAAAGAAGTAGCTAAAAAAGCAGGTATTTCAAGTCCTTATGCTCATTTAACAACTGGTGTAATGTCTGACGGTGGTAGATTTACATTTGAAAAAACAGCAGATGGTAAATATCAACAATATCAATATTCAGGTTCTTCTAAATATGGTCAAACTAAAAATAAAATAGGTAAACCTATTACAGCTTCTGAAAAAACAATAATTGATAAAGGTTTTGAATTTAACAAAAAAATGAACGAAAGACGTAACGAATTAACAAAAGAAAATTCTGTTATGACTACTGGTTATAATATGCTACCTACAACACCTAAAGAAGAAAGTTTATATAACACTTTTAATAATTCATTTGAACAAGTATTAAAAAACCCTGAAGCATTAAGAAAATATATGAATATTGAAACTGTAGATGTTGATGGTCAGTCTATAAAACCTTCTACTAATGATAAAGATAAACTTGCACAACTTTATCAACAATACGGTAATAAATTAAAAGTTACCAATATGATACCTAAAGATTTTAATGGTCAACCAGGTTATGTAATTGAATTTAATACTGGTGAAGAATCTTACAATTTAGATAATCCTAGTTTATTAAATCGTAGAGGATCTGTTGGAGGTAAAGATAAAACTGTAAGAATGAAAGTTACTTTTAATAAAGAATATGGTAATGTATTAGGTAATATTAATCATTATGGTTTAAAATATTTTGAAGGTAAAGGTCAAATTAATCCTAAAACAGGTAAACCAATTGGTCAAGATTTAGCAAATGAAGCTAGAAAAAATATGTATTCAAATACTACATTTAATGATATTTTAAATGATCCTACATATAATTGGCAAAATGATGAAATTGTTAAAAATAATATGTATAAAACAATTAAAAAAGATCTTACTGAAAAAGGTAAACGAAGTGTTTATAGTGGAGTTAGTGATATAAATTTATTACAACAAATCTTTATAGACCATAATGGTGACGATCTTATAACTAAATAATATGAGTAAAGATATACAAAATTTAGATAATCTTTTTGGAATTACTTCAGGAGAGCCTAAAAAAAATAAAGAAGTAAATATTAAAAAAAATAATGATATTGAAAATTTAAATAACATTTTTGGTATTAATGAAGATATTTCTAAAAAAGTAGATAATAAATATAATACTTCTTTTGATAAAGCACAATTAAACTTAAATACAGATTTAACAAATAGAGATTATATTTCTGAATACGACGATCCTTTTAATACAGATAACGGATTAACTGATTTAAATGAACTTCGTGCAAATAGACAAAGTTGGGAATCAAAAGCAACTACTGGATTAGGTCGTGTAGGAGTTAAAGTTGTTGCTGAAGTTGCTAAAATGCCAGGAATGATCGGTGGTGCAATAGCAGCACCTTTTGCTGAAGAAGGTGAAGGTTGGGATACATTTGTAAATAATTCATGGATTAAAACAATTAATCAAATGAATGAAGATATAAATTCTGAAGCTTTACCTGTGTATGTAAAAAAAGCTGTTAGTGAAGGAAATCTATGGGACAATATTAGTTCTATAGATTTCTGGGCTACAGATGGAGCAGATGGTATTGGATATATAGCTTCTATGATGGTTCCTGGAGCAGTATTAAAAGGTTTAGGTGCTGGTAAATATCTTTCACAATTACGTGGTTTAAAAGGTGTTATAAGTGCTCAAAAAGCAGATGTTATTACTGCAACTGTTGCTAATACATTATTTGAAGCAGGTGCTGAAGCAGGTAATGCTATGGAAAATTTTCAAAAAGATATGGATACTAAATTAGCTAATGGTGAAATTAGTCCAGAGCAATATGAAGAAATGAAATTACAAAAAGCTAGATTAGGTAGAGATATATTTTTATCTAATGCTGTAATTTTAGCCGGACCAAATGCTTTACAAGCTAATATGTTATGGGGTAAAGGTATTAATAAAACAATGTCTAAATTAGTAGATGGTGGTGATGGTGTTTTAGCTAAAACAGTAGTTGAACCTAAACTATATCAAAAAGTTTTAAATAGAACCGGTGATGTTTTAAAAGCAACTGGTTCTGAAGGACTTTGGGAAGAAGGTATGCAGATGTCAGTTGAAAACATGTTTACTAAATCTGCTAAAAAAGGTCAGTTAACAGATAATCCTTTTAATGATTTTAATATTTCAGAATTAGGTGATTCGTATTTAGATACAATATCGTCAACAGAAGGACAAAAAGCCATGTTTCTTGGAGCGTTTTTAGGTGGTGGTATGCAAGCATATAGTGGTGCTAAAACAGATATTGCTGATAGAAAATCTACACAATCTTTATTAGATGCTGGTAATAATGCAATTGATGCTTTTTATAAAACAATGCAAAAAGATGTTTACAATAAAGATGGTAAAATAAATTCTGAAAAAGCTAAAGAAAAATTTGAAGCTTTTGGTAGAGTTGAACAACTTAATATTATGTACAATCAAGCTGTTCAAAAACAAGATAAAGAAGCTTTAGAAAAACTTAGAGATTTAGCTGCTACTCAATTAGCTTATGGTTTTATAATGAATGAAGATTTAGGTCTTGAAGTATTACAAGAACATTTAAATGCTTCTTCACAATTTGATGAAATTGTTCAACGTGAACAAGAAGCTGGTAATAAAACATCTAAAAAAGATATTATAGATAATGTAATGTCTAAAGCTAAAGTTTTAGAAAAAGCTTATCGTAATTTTAATGACTTTGCACCTTCATTAGTTAATCCTACATTAAATGAAAATCAAACTCAAGAAGATATTGTAAATTTTACAAATACTTTAAGAGGTAATTATATTAGTAATAAAGCTAATATTAATTTAAATAAAAACACATTATCTGAGTTAAAAAAGAAACGTCAAAACATATTAGAAGATTTAGATTTAAATTCAGAACTTGTAGTAGGTGATGAAACAATTCAAGAACAAGAACAAAATGATGAAAGATTAAAACAAGTTACAGAAGATATTAAAGAAGTTGAAACTAATTTAAATCGTCTTAAAAAACTTGATAGAAATTTTTGGAATACAGAACATATTCAAAAAGCATTTAATCGTTCTACTAAAGAAAAGAAACAACTTGAAAAAGAAACATCTTCAGAAGTTGTAGAAAATAATGATGCTGTTCTTGAACAAATTAATAATACTACATCACATAAAGAATTAGATGATATTAAATCAGATAATAAAATTATTCAAAATAAAATACAAGATAGAAAAAAAGAACTTCAAGAAGAAGAACTTGTAAAACGTGAAGCTGAAATACAATCTCAAAAAGAATCTGAAAATTTAGAAAACGAAACTAATAGTTTAGATTTAGATTTATTAAAAGAGAATTCTAAAGATTTAAAAAAAGGTGAAACTATTGTAAATCCTATAACTGGAGAAATTGAAACAGTTGAAGATATTACAAAAAATTCAATTACGTTAAACGGTAAAACTTATGAATTTGAACCTGAATTATCTGATAATAATTCTTCTTCTGATATAGAAATTAAATCAATCAATGCTGTACCAGAAGGTACTTCTAAAACAGATGCTAAAACACCTGGAGTTGGTAATAAAGAATATACAGATTATTTACAAGAAATTAGAGATAAAAAAGGTGATGTTGTTACATTTGAATTAAATTTAAATAATTTAAATAATGAAACTAGAAAAGCTATAGAAATGTATAATGCTGGTAAAATATCAGAAAATAGAGATTTTTTAATTAATAATTTACCTATTACATTTATATATAATGGTAAAGTAAAATCTTTTTCAGCATTTCCAAGTAAACATCCATCTGCTTTAATTTTTAGAACAAATGTAATAGATGTTTTAAGTCAAGGTTATAAATTAGAAGATTTATCAACAATTGTTTCAAATCAAGAAGTTGCTGATTTTAATAATAAAAAAGATGCTGAAGGTAATCCTTTAAAAAATAATGTATTAGATATTGATTATGTTAAAAATGAATTAACTAAAGATACTTCTAAATTAACATTATATCATATTAATAAAAATGGTCAACCTGTTTTAGTTACAGACGCTAAAGATACTTTAGATGTTTCAATTAAATCAAGATTAGAAAATCAAAAAGGTCAAATATTTTTAGTAATTAAAAATTATAAAGGTGATAACATTCCTGTAAAATTAAATTTTAATAGATTAGATAATGTTAAAGCATCTTCATTAGCTAGATTATATTCTGAAGTTTTAAAAAATCAAGATTTGTTAAATCAACCTTTAAAAGCTTTGAGTCTAAATGAAGAAACTAAAGATTTATATGATGAATTAATTAAAATATTTGAATCAGAACTTAAATTAATAAATAAATCTAATCCACAATTAACAAATGTTAATGAACTAATTGAAGTATTAGTTTTTGAAAATAGTTTTAATGATAAAAAGATTATTAGAAAATTAGATAATGATAAAAATCCTTATATTGAATATAATAATAAAGAATATTATTTAAATTCAGTTGAAGAAATTGAAGAATTAGCTAATGATTTACGATCTAAGTTCCACAATGTAATAACTATTACTACAGATCAAAATGTTAATAAATCATTAAACTTTCAAAATCCTGATTATTTAAAATACTTATTTGAAAACAAAATTTTAACTACAGATTTAGATACTGAAAATGGTTCATTTGTTGTAACATCTGGTAATGGTAAACAAGGTTCTGAATTATGGATTGATAGTTCAATAGTTGTTAAAAATCAAAAACCTTCTAAACCAACAACAACTTCTAAACCTCAACAATCTAATATAGAAGCTAAAATAAAAGAAGTTATAAATAATAAAAATTTTATAAAACTTTCTGAAGATGGAACACATTATATAAATACAAAAACTGGTAAAAAATATAAAAGAGTTTCTAATTTTATATCTAATGATGAAGAAGTAGATTCTAACAATTCTTTAATTCAGTCAAGTTTAACAATAGGTACAAAAGTTGATGAATTAGTTAGAGATTTTTTTGCAGATGAATTAAAAGATTTAAAAGAATATAATGTATCAGATATTGAAACAGTATCTAAATTTTTAGAACAACTTACAGTTATTAAAACAAACTTTAAAAATAGAGATGAAACTGTTTTAGCGAATGATATTATTTTATACAATGATGAAATAGGTGTTGCAGGAACTGTCGATTTACTTACTTATGATAATCAAGGTAATGTTCGTATTTATGATATGAAAACAATGAGAGGTGATAATTTTAATCAATATTATAACGAGGATTCTTTTAATAAATATGAATCTACCAGATATGGTAAATCTAAAAAAGAAAAACATTCAGAGCAAATATCTTTATATAGAATTCTTTTAAATAATACTCACGGATTAAAAGCCAAAACAATAGGTGTAATGCCTATTGAAATATCTTATTCACCAGGTGATACAACAACAACTGTATTAAATTTGTTAAAAGGTGTACAATTACCATTATTAGATAAAGTTAAAACTGCAGAACTAAAAGTATTAGAAAGTGAAAATAATTTAGAAAATAATGTTCAAACTAAAGAATCATTTATTGAAGAAAAATTACAACCTTTTAAAGATAAAATTAAAGAAATTATTAAAGGTTTAGAAGCTGATGAAAGTGTTAAAGGTCCTTTTTATGGAGTAGGTTCTAAATTAGGTAATATGATTAAACTTACTACAGAAGTAGAATATACACAAGAAGGTATTATTGTAAATGGTGCGTTAATGCCTTATAAACAGTTATTTTCAGATGTATATGGAAAAAGTTTAGAAAATATTTGGAATTCTCAAAAAAATTCCGTATCTTTGCAAGACAAACCTAAAATAGTAAATAAAATGGACGTTAAAGGTACTGAGGAAAATAAAGAATTAAATCAAGCATATAAAGATTTAACTGAAAATGATCTTTCTAAAAAACAAAAAGAACTTTCTGATGTTTTAGAAAAAAATCAAAAAGCTTTATCTTCAAGTAAGAATGAAATTTTAAATAAAAGATTAGAAGATATTATTTCAAAAACACAAACTGAATTAAATAGTGTTGTTGAAGAAATTAAAAAACGTAAAACATGTTAAACAATGAGTTGTAAATTAATAACAAACGGTAGAGAATCTATACTACATAAAAAATTAATTGACAAATTTAAACAACCAGCAGCAGATTTCAAATTATCTGAATTTGAGTCTGCTGTTTTTTTAGAAGAATTTGGAGATTATTTAACACTTATGGAAAATGAATCAGATTTTATACCTGAATCATTTAAAGGAAGATTAAATGAATATAGAGAACCAGAATTATTTGATGATAATATTGGTACTTATTATATTGATAAAAATTATAATAAACAGTATTTAGATATTAAATCTTCTGAACTATATAATATCTTTAAATCTCAAAAAGCAATTAATACTTTAACAGAATTAACAGCTTCTAATTATATTAATGAAGGGGGTTTTAATTTAGATTTTGAATCATTAGAACTAAATAATAATGAATCTGATTTATCATTAAATCAATCTATAAAAACTTATTTAGAATCATTAGGTAATGAATTAATTTTAAATGAAAATGATACATTATTTACAAATGGTGTTGCATTATTAAATATTTTAGAAAATCAAGAAGCTTTAATAGAACTTGAAAATAAAATAAAAGATTTTTTTAAATCTAGAAAATTAGAATATAATGAAGAATTAAATGATGAAGATTTAGATTTATCTGAAGATGAAGTGAGAGATGTAGGTTTTCAAAAAGCATCTTTTCAAGTTAATACTAAAAGTAAAGTTAGAGCAGGTGTAAAATTAAGATTATCTTTAATAAAAGATCCTTCTAAATTAGATAATGATTTTGCACAACCACAACCTATTGATTACAATTCATTATATAATAAACTTACAGCATTGTTAAAAAATAATCCTGTAATGTTTGATGAAAATGGTAATGTAGTAGATCAATTTACTTCAATGATTCATGAATTAGAAAAACATTCTTCTAATATTAAATATTTACCTATATTAGTAGATTATTTAAAAAATGTAAACAAGTTAGACTTACCAATTTCTACAAATGAAGGTATTCTTTTACATAATTTTAAAGCAGGATTTGTAAATGCTTTCAATCTTCAAAAAAATAATTTCGGTACAAAACAATTAATAACTAAAGAAATTGTTGTTTCAAAAGCTGAGTATCAAGATATTTTAGATGATGATGGTAGTATTAAACGTAAAAAGAAAATTAAAGATGAAGTTAAAGGTTTAGAATATAAATATGAATCTTTTGATGCTACTAAGGAAACTAACGTAAGAAAAGATATTGTTAACAACTGGTCATTATTATTAAAAGATAATTTTGGATTAACCGAAGATGTTACAAGTGTAATGTCTGAAGAAAATCGTAAAAAATGGTTAGATGTTAAAAATAAATTAGAATCTTTAAAAAATAATACACAACATTCTGCTAAAACAAAAGCTTTAAATATTAAAGATAGATTATTACCTTCATTAGGTATTATTATATCTGACGAGGCTTTTAATTATTCAATGAATGATTTTAAAACAGAATCAGAAGATTATAATCAATTAAATAAAAACTATAATACATTTGTTGAAAATACTTTTAAGTTATTTGAAAATTTAATAAGTAACCATCAAAATAATATTTCATTATTTAACAATTATAGTTATAATAAAATTGCAGATGCTGAAGCTTTTTATATGGAAGATGGTTCAGAGTCATCAATTTATACTGCTGGTAAAGCAGGTAAGATGACATCTAAATATATGTATTCAAATCCATCTAATTTACATAATCAAATAAATGCTTGGAAAAAAGATAGAAATCAATTATTAAGAGAATATGAAAATTTAAATTCTTGGGAAAAAGAATCTCAATTATATAAATATCTTTTAGCATTAGATGTTAATGTTAATCAGCGTGAAAAAGAAAGTATTAAAAGAATTGAAGAATTTGAAATAAGACATTTTAATTCTTTCTTAGATAAATCTAATCCTAAAGCTAAACAAAAAGATGGTTCGTCTGTAAGTGAGTCTGAATACGTAAAAGATACAGTAAACGGTATCTTAGCATCACAAAGTTCTAATAATGCGTTAGGAGCCATTAGAACAACTACAGCACCTGGTAAAGCTACACAATATGAACTAGTTCATAAAATGTTTATTGATAGTAAATTAACTCAAATTAATGGTCAATACATTACAGATGTACCAAGAGGAATGCTGAGAGATTATTTACAAGCTGAATTTGTAAGAATGGATGAACAATTTAAATATTTATCAAGTGGTGAAAATTTAGATATTTATTATCATACAAATAAAAAGGGTGAAACTTTAAAAAATGGTAAACTAATAGGTAATGCTTTTAAATCACAATTATTTCCAGGTTTAGATTTTAATAATTTTGATAAAAATATTGATTTATTTTATAAAGATAAACAACCTATTTTATTATATAATGAAAATGGTTCAATAAATTTAGAGAATTTAGAAATTTATGAACAAAAGATATTAGACTATATCGATAAAAGTATAATTGAAAAAGTACAACAATTAGAAAAAGATTTATTAAAATATAATATAATTGAAAAATCTGGTCAAAATACTTATACAAATAAAGGTATAGATACTAGAGTTTGGTTAAAATATTCACAAAATCCTCAAACAATAAGTAGTGAAAATTTAAGTAGATTATTAGGTGATATTTTCTTAAATGGTCTTGTGAATCATATTGAATATTCTAAAATGTTTGCAGGAGATGTGGCTTATTACAAAGATCCTGTGGATTATATTAAACGTATTGGAGCAACATATAGTGATGGTATTTATGAATATTTATCTGAAATAAATAAAGATTTTAAAGTAGCTGTAGTGGATGCTGTTGAGTATAGAGAACCTTATTTAGAACTATTAAAACCTATTATTAAAGGTAATGAAGAATTATTGAGATCTTGGAATGAAGAAGTTAATGCTGCAGATGCTCAAGCTTGGATTACACCTAAAAGATGGAAATCTATATTATTAGGTGTTAGTAAATTTACACCAGCACATGAAGTAGTTTATAAAAAACTAACTGGTAAAATTCAAGAACCTTTAGAAGATTATGAATTAAAATTAGTAGCACAACCTTTAAAAGGTACTTATTTCGGACGTACACCTAAAGGTAAACCTGTATTTTTAAAGTATTCTCAAGCTGTATTAATACCTCAACTTGTTATTAACACTCCTTTAAATGATATGATTGATTTAATGAAAGTTAATAAGATTGATGAATTATTAACATTTGATGCTATTAAAGCAGGTTCAATACAGACAACAAAAATACACACAGAAGAAGGTAAATTAAATGTTAAAGATTCTAATGGTGATTATTTAAAATTAAATAAAATGGTTTTAAATTCTAAAGGTTGGAAACTTCAACAAGATTTACCTACCAAAACATTTAAAGAAACAGATATTGGTTCTCAAATTTTAAAAAATATGTTATTATTAATTTCAGATAAAATTAAATCAACTGAAAAAGTATTTGAATATAATAATGAAACATATACGGCTGAAGAATTTGCAAAACTTTTAGATACTACACTAGGTCAATTAATTGAAAAAGGATATCAAGATTTATTAAAAGAATTCGATATCGATTCTGAAACAGGTGTAATTAATAATTTTGATAAATTTTATAACACATTAGCTGACGAGTTAGTATCTCGTGATGTTAGTGATGAAATTGTTAAATCATTACGTGCAGGTTTAAGTATTTATGCATTACCTGGATTAAAAGATAAACTTGATAATATTTTTGCATCTATTGTAAATGATAGAACTGTTAAAATTAAAACTAATGGTGGTTCTTTTATTCAAATGTCAAACTTTGGATTATCTAAAGAAGAAGCAGATAGCAAATATAATGGTATTAAATGGTCTCCTGAATTAAATTTAGGAGATACTACAAAACCTTATAGTTATGTTTTAGATGAAAATGGAGAACCTAAAAAAAATATATTTGGTGAAGAAATTATTGCACCAGAACAAATATTAATATCTAGTTCATTTATTGCTAAATATATTCCTGATTATCAAACAAAAACATCTGAAGATTTATTTGGACATACTAACGATAAAGGTAAATTTATACCAGGTTTAATTGATTCAAAAATACTTGAAAATATTATTGGTTATCGTATTCCTAATCAAGGACCATCATCTAACGGAGCTTTAAAAATTGTAGGTATATTACCTGCAGGTATGGGAGATACAGTTGTAGCATTTACAGGTATTACTAAAAAAACAGGGTCTGATAAAATATCACTGTTTGACCCTGTATAAAAAATAAAAACATTGTTAATTGCTGGAAACTCTTAAAGCTTTGTAAACTACAACGCAACTTGAAAAAGTAATCGTGAATGTTTAAAAATTACAAAGATGGCGAATAGACAATCAGCAGCTGAATTCCTAAGGTGAAATACTAAGGAAAGAGTTCAACGACTAACACTCAACAAATAGTTCCCTATATGGGTAACACAAACAAAATCATATGAAAACAAAATTTAATAAAGAATCAAGAAATTTACTTATTTCTATGTTGTTAGGTGACGGAACAATATCTAACAACAACGTGTTTAAACTTTCACACGGATATAAACAAAAAGAATACTTAGAATGGAAAATAAATCTTTTAAATGAATACGGTATAAAAAATAATGGTTTAAAAGAATATGTTTCAACTAAAGGATATAATACAGGAGATATTGTATATTATTCTCAATTAAGTATAATACCTTTTATAAAATTATTACGAAGAATTATCTATAAACCTAAAAAAAATTATGCTAATCGTAAAATTTTAAACAGATTAAATGCTTTAGGTGTAGCTATTTGGTACATGGATGATGGTCATATCAATATTAGAAAAACAAATGATAAAATTCACGGATTTTATGTAAAAATAGCAACTTGTTTATCAAAAGAAAATAATCAAATAATAATTGATTATTTTAAAGAAGTTTGGAATGTTTCTTTTTATCAGTTTAAAGAAGGAAAAGAAACGTACTCTTTGTGTTGTGGAACACAAGAGGGAATTAAATTTATAGAAATAGTAAAACCTTATATAGAATCTTGTCCGTCGATGATATATAAAATACAATATGATTTGAGTCAACGTAAAGATTACGTTGAGTAGGAAAAATCCGAAACACAATGCCTCACAATAGTGAGTGAAGATATAGTCTAGTCTTATGTGAAAACATAAGTATAAACGTTTGATATTGATAAGATGTATATTATGTTTCCAAATTATAAAAAAATTAATAATAATCTTAAATATGTACCAGCTGAAAATGATTCTAAAGAATCAATTCAAAATAAAGTAATTGAGTTATATAAAACTTTAATATTACAAAAAGATAACATTAAAAAAATTATGACACCTTTAGATCATCCTCATATTAAACAAGAGGCTCAAAACTTAGCACCAGCTAAAACTAAAGGTGATTTAGACAATTTTGAATTTATTCAAGACATTCAAACAAAATATTCATTTCTTGCAGGTTTAGCAGGTGTTGGTCAAGAAGCTAATACTTCATCTGATTATGCAATGGGTACAATGTCTAATGTATATTATGAATCTGTAAATGTTGGTCCAAGATCACATCAAGGTGAAAGTTTTAAAAAAGAAATTACTAAGAAGAATGGAGAGTCTTCAATTATTGATGAAACACTTACAAAATTTGATGAAATTAATACAATTACAATTACTGAAAGTGAATTAAAAGAATGGGTTAGCTCTTTTAATAAACAAGCTAAAAAAAACGGTTTAGATGAAATATCTTTTGAAGATGTAAAACATTATACTTCTTTTCCTATTTCAGATAGTATTTCAGCGTTAATGAATGCTTTTGTGGATATTGCAAAAGATCCATATATTACAAATATTAACTGGAACATGATGACAACTAACACTGGTAACATGTTACTTAGAGCAGGTGTTCATCCTTTTATAGTAACATCATTTTTAGCACAACCTATTATAAAAGAATATATTGATTTTGTTAGTACATATGAATCTAATAGAAAAGCAGACCAAATATCTAATACTAAAGATGCTTTTAGAGTTTATAAAGTTGGAGAATTAATTAAAGATAAAACATTTATTATTAGTCAATTTGAAAGTGGTGAAAACGCTGAAATAAATTATAAAACTTTTTATAATATTGTAGCTAAAAATACATTTGATTTAGAAAGTCTTGGAGAAAAATCTTTTACTAACACATATGTTTTAAAAGAAATTAAATCTCAATTAGGATTGCCTGAATCACATCAGTTTACAGAAAAAGATTTAAATAACATAAAAACAATTTCTAAAGAAATTATAAAACAACATTATTTATTTTTTAAAACTAAAGATTTTGTTGATTTTAGAATTAATGATAATCTTGGAAAGTTAAGAAATAATGTTTTTGAAAATAATCCATCATATCAAGCAGATATATTTGTTGACTTTTTAACATTTCAAGGATTTGCTAAAAAAGTAAAAGCTTCTGTAGATGCTTCTAAACATAGTGTTAACGGTATAGGTAAAAATACAACATCGTTATTAATAGCTATAAATAAAGTAAAAGATGTTCAAGATAAAGGTGTTATTAATTATAATACTAAAATGGAATATCCTGACGGAACTAAAAAAGTTTTAGGTTACAATTATGATAACTTATTAAATACAGCTAAAATAGTTCAAGCAAACCCTTTAATGTTTGTAGGAGCTTCTCAACATGTGTGGAATGCTTTTAATAGTATATCGGTAAACATCTATGGTGATTATTTACAAAATGATGAACTTGGTAATAAATTAGATGCATTCTTTAAAAATTATTTAATGTCAGGATTTGATCCTTTAAATATATCTTCTAAAGAGAAAAGGGATTTAATTGAAAATTTACCTAAAGAATTTATTGAATTTAAAAGAAAACATTCTAAAGAATATAAAATTCTTGAAGAATTAAAAATTAATACATCACAAGGTAAATCTTTTATTGGTTTAACTAATAAATCTAATTCAAAAGAATTTACAGATCAAATGATTAATTCTTGGAGAGAAATGATGGAATTTTATCCTGAGTTTAGTAAAAAATTAATTCAATATTCATTTATTAATTCAGGTTTTAATCCTACAACTACTAGTTTTTATCAATATATTCCACCAAGTTTCTTTTTTCAAAATAATTTTAATGGATATGTTAAAAAGTTTAATAATAAATTTACAGATAAATCTGTTGATTTAAATTTTGTAGATCAGTTTTATTTATCTAATCTTAAAGATAGTCAAATTGTAAAATTTGTAAGTTCTAATAAAAAGATGAAAGATCAACCTTATTTAAAAGGTGGTGTTACATTATTTAGTAAAGATGTTACAAAAAAATTCATTAATGTAAGTAATGTGTTTTATAAAAGATTAGGTGTTAATTCTAAAGGTGAAAATATGTACACAGAATATTTACAAACATCTGAAGGTTTTGTTAAAATTAAACCATTAGTTTCAGAATTAGATAAAAACATTAAAGTGTTTAACATTAATGCTAATGAATTATCTTTAGAAAGTGATAACAAGTTATCTGAAGAACATAAAACGTTCTTAAAAGGTGTTTATAATGCATTTACATATGATACAAATAAAACAACTGTAAATGAAGATGAATTTGGTCAAGAAGATAATGTAGAAACATCTGATTTAAATAATAATATTATAGAAACTAAACAAGAAATTAAATCTGAAGTTAGTAATATAATTGAACCACAACAATTATCTTTATTTAATAACTTGCAAGAATCTAAAATAATATTAGGTTTAAAAGAAATGTTTAATAACGGTTTAATGTTAAATAAATTTAACGAATCAGGAATAAATAATGTAGATGATTTAAATAAATTGTCTGAAGATGAATTAGGAGAATTATTAAAAAAAATATGTAAATAATGGATAAATCAAATTTATTAAGTAAAAAAATTGTAGATACTTTAAACTACAGAATACAACAAGAAGATTATTCTTCAAGATTATATGAACAATTATCATTATGGTTAAATGATAATGGTTATTTAAACACTTCTTTATTGTATAAAAGATATGCAAGTGAAGAATCTAATCATGCTAATTGGGCAAAATCATTCTTATTAGATTATGGTGTAACACCATGTCTTATGAAACTAGAATCTCCAGAAATGGAGATATCTGGTTTAAAAGATGTATTTGAAGTTACATTAGAACATGAATTAGATATTACAAGACAATGTGAAGAATTAGCTACAACAGCATTAAAAGAAGGTAATCATGTATTATATGCGTTAGCTTCTAAATATTGTGCAGAACAACAAGAAGAAATTGGTAAAGCAATTACTAATTTAGACATTTTAAAATTAAGTACTGACATGTTGATTATTGATCATTATGTCGGAGATAAATTATTATAATATATGAGTATATCTTGTCCAAATAAGCGCTTAAAAATATGGAAAGATTTAGTTCAACAGGTAGGTGAAAATAAAGCCTACCTGCTTTGGGCTGAATATGGTGGTAATGTACCTGATAATTATTATAAAAATGAAGTTGTTTTAAATAATGAAATTGAATCTACTGTTTTTTCTAAAGAAGTAGATTTTACAGATGTTATTGATAATTCACAACCTGAAATATTTAATCAATCTAAAGCTGAACTACAAATTGTTAAAACTGAAAATCAAAACAAACAATTATTATTTGGTGAAAATAATTCTAATACTATTGAAGCTTCTGTAGTATTAACTAATTTGATTAAAAGTGATGTGTTTGATAAAATCAAAGAAGGTGATTTCTTTTTAGAAAAAGCTTTTAATTTATTAAATAAATCAGGAGCATCTTTAAAATTAATTGATAGTAATCATCCTTTTTATAAAAAGTTTGACAGTAAAACAGTTATGTTGTACGATGCTGTAACAAACGATATTTATGTATCACAAGATTCTTTAGATAATTTTAGTCAATATGATATTGTAAGTGCTTTTATTCACGAAGTTGTACATAGTACTACTGTAAAAGCTTACTTTAATCCTAAAACAATGGCTGAAAAAGATTTTAAAGAATTTATAGATAAATCTTTTGAACAATATAAATATTTAACTACTAAAAGAGATTCTGATGGTAATTTAATGTATGGTTTTACAAATCAAGCTGAATTTATTGCTGAGATTTATTCTAATCCTGAATTTAGAAAAGAAATTCAAAGTATTGAAAAAAATTGGTTAGAAAAATTAATTGATGTTATTCGTAGAATGTTTGACATGTCTAAGAATATAATAAATCAAGAATTAATTCGTTCTACAGTTTTATTTAATAAAGTTGAAGAATTTGCTGAAAAAGACATGTCTAAATGGAAAGGAACTTTAGTTAGAGATCCAAGATATGAAAGATTTGGTACAACATTTTCTAAAGAAATTCAAAAACCTAGTAATGCAACATTAGAAGATAAACTTACAAATTTGTTAAATCAACAATTAAATAATGTTGAACAAATTATGAAAATGGCATTATCTGCTAATAAAAAATATGGTTCTAAAAATCAAGGTTTTGTAACTAAAGTTGAACAATTAAAAGATTCTTTAAAAGTTGCTCAAAAACTAGATAAACTTGAAGGAATTAATAATTATGCAGATTTTATGATTGAACAAGTTAATTTAATTTATAATAACTTGAAAAACAATACTAGCAAATTAGATAGTTTAGAAGCTATTGAAAAATATCAATCATATTTAGGTGCTAGTGATTTATTAAAACCTATTATGGACACTTTAAATGATGTTCGTATTAATGAATTAGACTCTGAAAATAAAGAATTTGTACAAATTATTAAAAATAAACTTATTGAAATTTCAGGAAAACACGATGATGTTTTATCTAAATTTAAAAACTATAGAGTAGATAATTTAAGAAAAGAATTACGTTCATCATATTATGTTGAAAAAGTAGTTAAAGATTTTAGAGATGAACTATCTAAAGAATATCCTAAAAATAGTAGTTTAAGTAAAAATGAATGGATAAATCAAGAAGTTTTAAATCGTCAAGAAGAATTAGATTCTCGTATAGATAAAGAATTAAATGAAGTTATTGATGGTATTGCACCTGATATTTCAGCATGGGACAAATGGATTTATAGTACTTTAAATACTAAATCAAGGTTAATTCAATTAACTCAAAAGGTTATATCTAAAATGAAATCTAAAATAGATGAATTAATTAGAAATAATGATTTCAAACTTAAAAAGTTAAATGATGATTTAATTACTGAAAAAGGTTCTTATAATATATCTAATTTATTAGAAACCGATTCTAATGGTGAAACGTTTTTAAAAGGTAAGTATTCATTAGAATTTAGAAATAAATATATAAACGAATATTCTAAATATTTAGATGAATTATCTGAAGTTACATCAAAGTTAAACAAAGAAGGTAAATCAACTTTAAATAACCCAGACGTAACAGAAATTAATAAAAAATTAAAAAATTGGTTAGATACAAATACTAAAACAATAAAGGGTCAAAAAATACCTATTGATAAATATTTAACAAATATGAAATTATCTAAAGCTGAACAAGCAATATATGATGAATATATAAAATTAGCTAAAAATAGTGAAAAAGTATTTGGAAAATCAGGTTCATTAATTAAAAAAAGTTTAGGTATTACTTATTATTCATTACCTTATAAAACAATTTCAGGATTAGAAAGAGTAATAACAGGTAAAGTAAATGTTGTAGATACATTAAAACAGAAAAAATCTGAATTTTTAGATTGGAAAATTGATGATATTGATCAATATGAAAAAATGTACGATTCTTCAGGTACACAAATATTTAATATACCTGTAATGTTTAGAAATAATTTAGATAAAGATTCTAAAGAATATAAACAGTCACTTAAAGAACAATCTTTAGATTTATTAACATTAATGAGATTAGAACATTTTAATCAAACTAATTTTAAAGTAAAATCTGAAAATGAAATGTTACTTAATACTATTGTAGATATTAGTAAAGAAAAAGATTATGTTAAAACTGAAGCTGGTACAAATAATTTAATATCTAATTTATTTGGAGTTCAAACTAAATATGTTACATTTAAAGGTATTGAGTCTAATGAGTATAAAAGATTACAAAGTATTATTCAACAATCTTTATATAATGTATTTAAAGAAGAAGGTGTTAAGATAGCAGGTAAAGATTCTAATAAAATTGTACAATCTGTAAATAAACATACTTCGTTTTTAGGAATGTCTTTAAATTATTTTAACGCACCTGTCAATGTTTTAAATGGTGAATTTCAAACATTTTTATTACGTGTTGCTAAAGATATTGATAAAGGTAATTTAAGAAGTGCACATATTGAATATTCTAAAGATTTAGCTAATATTGTTGCTGATACAGGAAGACCTGTTAAATTATCTAAAATTAATCAGTTGAACAATATAATGGACATTTTTGGTGGTTTAACTCATGACCAACAAGATTTTATTAAAAATTCAATATTGAAAGGTGTTACAGACCCTCAAATGTTACAAATACTACAAAATGGTGGTGAACATTTAGTACAATCTGTTTTAAATATTGCTTTAATAAAATCTGTTAAAGTAATGAATGATAAAGGTCAATATATTAATAAAGAAGGTAAAGTTGTTTCTGAAAAAGACTCAGCTTCTTTATATGATATGGTCGAACAAGATAAAGATACTAAACAGGTAACTATTAATAATAGTAAATTTGAATACACATCATTAAGTACTGTTACTAAATGGAAAGAAGGTGGTTTTGAAAACGTTCGTTTATATGTTAAAAAGAAGATTTTTGATACAATGGGTGAATATGATAAAAATTTTCAAAATGAAATTCAAAAACATTGGTGGGGGCAGCTTTTAATAATGTATAAAAAGTTCTTAATACCTTTAGGTTTAACAAGATATCGTGGTGGTGTAGCGTCTGCTTTTAAAAGTAAAGATAAATTAACTGAAGATGATAAACATTGGAATGAAGCATTACAACAATATGAAGAAGGTTATTATATAACTACTGCTAGATTAGTTTTAGGAGGAATGTTTAATAACGGTATTGCTGGTGCTTTAAATAATTTAAAATATTCTATACTTAAAAGTAAATGGGAAGAATTGTCAGAATATGAAAAAGCTAATGTTAGAAAAGGTGTTACAGAACTAGGATTTTTAGTTTTAATGAACATGATATTATTACCATTACTTATGGGAATGGCTGGTGACGATGATGATGATTCATTATGGTATTTAGCAATGATGGGTCGTAGATTAGAACAAGAATTAGCACAATATACAGATATAGGTGATGCCTATAAAATTACAAGAAATCCAATTGCATCTTTAAATCTTATTGAAGATATGATTAATGTTAGTAAATTTACAATAACACCTACTGCTTGGTTTTCAGAAACTAAAGATGGTGATTTAAGATTATATAAAGCATTAGAAAAAGTTGCAATTCCTTCAGCATTACGTCCTGATAGAGATTCCAAAACTATTTTAAGACATATGAACAGAGAATTAATTAGACCATACGAAGATAGTATGTTCTACAAAATAATGAATGAATAAAGGGTCTAAAAAAAATGCCACTATAACTCAAACGAGTCGTAGTGGCATTTTTTGTTTTTATTCAATTACTGCTTTTAAAGTTAAATTACAATTTTTAAATCCGTTTTCTTTTAAATTTATACGACTTAAAGGATCTTTACTTATCCAACTTGGAGAATGATTAGAATAAAATATATTATTTTTTCTAATATTATAACAATATGTTAAATAAGGATATTGGGATGTCCCATAACCAATATCTACTTTTTCATTTTGAAAATCTTTAATTTCTAATAAAATTTCTTTAACTGTTAAATTTGGAAAATAATTTTTAGCAATTACTATAAAATCATCAATACTTCTATTTCTACCACTACTGCAATGTTGTTTACCTTTTTTATAATATGTATCGTTTGAATCACGTTTTACATATCTATCAAACAGTTCTTTAACAGAATTAAATTTTAAATTTTCTTCATTAAATCGTATTTTTCTAACTTTAGAATAATATAATTCTAAATCTTCTTTTGTTTCTACTTGACTTTTATTCATTATTAATTCTTTTACTAATAACATTTAATGTTTCTTTAAAAGGATTCCCTTCTATATTAGAAACTAAATCCCACATTTGTTGAGCTATTTCTCTAATTTCTAATTGTGCATGTTCACTATTTCTAAGTTTAATAAAATTAGCAAAACTTCTCATATTAAAACTAATATCTGCTTCTATTTGAGAGTTATAAGTTTTAAAAAATCTAGCACTTTCTTTAGCTCTTTTACGACCTAATACTGGTGTTAAATCTTCTAAACAATCATGATATAGTGCATTTCCTATTTCAGTATATTCTTTTAAAACAGTATACCAATCAACATTTTCTTTATTCCATTTAATTTCATGAATTCCATCATTAATATATAAATCTTCAACAATTTTAATTCCTTTCCAATCTTCAGGAAGATATATTTTATCTTCTTTTAATTCTTTATATCTGGCTGATTCACCATTCATAGAACTAATTCTATGTTTAAGTAAATGAATATGACTAGCTATTTCAGTATCTACAAGAAAATGAACCATTCCTTTTTCAAATGGTGTTTCATGACCTGCCATCCAAAGATGTTCTATTAATTTAGGTATTCTAGCTTTTTTTTCATCTGTAAGGTCACGAGAAGTGCTTGTCCATGCAGAACAAGCTATTACTTCATCGTTACCATAATATCCAAGTAATTGGACTTTATTTTTATTCATATATTATCTACCTTTAAATTCTGGATATAATTCTTTACCACTGTCTGACTGCCAAACTTCTTTAGTATCTACATTCATAATGCTTATAAACCCTGCCCATCCTCCACCTGTATCAAGATTCCAAATATTAGCAGCATTCATAGGTTTATCTTCTTTCCAAAATTGTGTTGAAGTATGTCCTATAAATACTTCTTTAAAATCACCTACCATTTTAAATTTAGGTTTTTCAATACCTTCTACTGCAGATATTGTATCATAACTTAATGCTTGTGACCATAAATCTCTATCCCACATTAATACATCTTCATCATTATGAATTGGATCTTCTAAACTAAAATGTCTATTAAATCCACCATGTACAAATAATCTATTTTGTTTATCTATATGATAAGGTGTTTGATTTTTAAAAAAATTAATATGACTATCAGGTAAATGAGCTGTTGTTATTCTTGGTCTAGGAATTCCTGAAGAATAATCAAAAAGTTCTAAGTTTTCACCAATTAAATTTTTAACATAAGATTCTCCTGTAGCTTTAGCGCCTTGCATCCATTGTGCAGGATGTGTACCTCTATTAATCCAATATAACCACCAATCATCATGATTACCACGAATAGGTATTAAATTTCTTATTTTAAGTAATTCTTCAACTACTTCAAAACTTTGACTATGACCATCTACAACATCTCCGAGAGATATTAATGTATCATTATTATAATCAAAATTACATCGTTCTAAAGCTTGTTTAAAACCTTTATAGTTCCCATGTATATCTCCTACTACTAATGTTCTACTCATAATAACTTTATTAATATATTAATCCCTTTTCTATAATTAATTAAACCGAACATTAATGCTAACAAACATAATAAACAAAACCAAGGGAAATATATAATTTCTCTAATAATCCATTTAATTTTCCACATTAATTAATTCACTTAATAATTTAGGTTTATAATCTATAACTTCAGCAGATACGTTAATATAACATTTATCTGGTAAAGTATTCTCATGTACATGACCATGTATATTAATATTAAATCTATATTCTAATTCACAAGGATGAATTGGTGCATGACTTAATATAATGTTACCAAATTCTTTATGTTTTAAATATTTCATTGCTGCAACATTATTAACATGTTTTAATAATTCTGGTACATGCTGAGGTTCATCATGATTACCTAGTATTACTTTTTTAATACCATTTAATTCATTTAACCAATAATATTGTGAAGCTTTTTCCATAGTAATGTCACCTAATATATAAGTGACATCTTTTTTACTAACTACAGAATTCCATTCTTTCACAATATGTTTATTCATTTCTTCTTCGTCTTTAAATCCACGTTTAATAGCCATATTTCTATGACCAAAATGTGGATCACTGTAGTAACGAACGACACTAATGATTTCTAAGTTTTAAATTATTCATAATCTTTTCTATTTTTAAAATAAATTCATTTTGTTTTAAATCCATTTTCATTTTATTACAAGTTGTACAACATGATACACAATTTTCTATAGAATATCCTAAATCACTATCAATTCTATCTATACCATTAATTAATATAATTTCTGAATTAAGATACTTTCTATTTTTAAACCTAAGAGAAGGTTTAGGTTCGTCTCCACAATAATAACAATTTTGATATATTAATGTTTTAAATTGTTCTAGTGATAAATTATTAGAAATGTTCTTTTTAGAATCTTTACATCTTATAATAATATTATGGTTGTATAATTGTTCAACTTGTGTTACAATTCTTTCTTTGTTAAATTCTCTATTTTGAAAAGAACAATTTTTGCAAGATTTTGTACTATTGTCTTTAAGTTTTGATAAAACTACCTTTTTTAATATTTTACCACAATCACATTTACAATCTACCACTTTTCTAGTAGTGTAACCAGATTTAATTGAATATGGTTCTGAAATTAATGTTAAATTATTATATTTTATTTTTAAATCTATCATAATTTTGTATATATTTTGTATATACAAATATACAAAATAAAATCGACAATTCCTAACATTTTAACAATTATTTTAAAAAAAATATATCTAACAACACTCATTTTAAAATATATATCTTATTATATTCCAAGGTATAATTGTATTATGTAATTGTTTAAATTCTTCAATATATTTTTCTTTTAATTGAAATTTATATCTTAAATTTTTACCACCATATGTAGAAATTTTACTTTCTTGTATTTCTGGTTTCCATAACAATTCTTCACCTTGTAAATCATTTTTTAAATTTGTTAAATGTTTTTGTTCATTATGTGTTAAAAATATAACTTCACATTTAACATCTTTTTTATATTCATCTTTTACATTGTTGTTAATTAAATTAAATAATTCTTCATAATGTAATAACCAATCTTTATTTACAATTACAGGACTAAAGTTAATATGTACATCGTAACCTGATTCAATAAATGTATTAATTGCTTTAATTCTATCAATTGTTAAAGGTGTGTTAGGTTCTAATAATGTAGAATAAATTTGAGGCATTAAACTAAATCTTATTCTAATTTTTTTATTAGGATTATAACTTAATAATTCATTAGGAATAATTTTAGTTGCAATAGTACCTTTAGCAATAGGATGTTCTTTAAAAAAATTAAATATTTCTTTCCAGTTATGATATTTTAAATGTAATGCAAAATCTTCATTACATGCAAAATCATATGTTATAAACTGTTCATCTGTTTGATTAGGTTTTTCAATAGTATCAAAATAAGCATGATTATTAATAGCTGTTAATATATCATTGTAGTTATTAGAAATTGATAAACCTTTTTCTAAATGTCTTTTCATATAACAATATGAACAATTTAATAAACAACCATATCCAAAAGAAGGAGTAATATAATCACTACTCCTTCCTGAATATCTTATCAACATTGATTTTCTATCAATAAAATTAATCATTTTTATTAATTACACCTAATATATGATTGTTAATATAACTTTGAGGTTTATCTTCATTTTCTATTTTATCAATTATTGAAGCCATTTTAATAATAAGATAAATTACATTATCTCCAAATTTTTCATCAATTGTAGAGATTTTAGGTAAAATACCTTTTTCTAAATCATTAGTAATATCTGCAATAGATATTTCATGTTTTAAAAGAAATCCATCTAATACTTTTTCACGTATTAAACCACTTTTTTTACTTCCTTCATCAAAGTTATGAAATACATTACCATTACGTCTATATTCTTTACCTTTAACAATTAAAGTTTCTCTAACACTATTTAAAAATATATCTACTACTTCATCAAATCTATCTTCTGTCATTATATTCCTCCTTTATATTTATCTTCTTTAATATAAGATCTAAATTTATCTAATTTAAATTTAATTCTTTCTTTAACTTTTTTTCTATTAAAGAAATGTTGAATTACTTTTAGTCGTATTTTAACATCTCCTATTTCATCAATTACTTCTTGTTCATCTACTTTTTCTTTTTTAAGAGCCATTTGTGTAAGAACAAGTGATAATTCTTGAAGTTCTTCTGCCGTTTTTAAAAGATTATATTTATAATCATTATTTTTAACAAGATATTTTATTAATTTTTTATCCTTCATTTAATTGTGATTTAATTAAGTCGTGTTTTAAAAATCCATCAATACCAAAATTATGAATTTCTCCTGTAGTAGTAATACTTAATTCATCATACATTATTGTATCATATTTAACTTGAGGATTATTGTAAAACAGTACACAATTTTTAACATAATAATTATCACAACTAATAAAAGTTTTATGTGTTTTTAAAATCTCTTCAAAGTTATCATCTGTAAAATCAGGTACATTAAAATAACATCTAATAATTAATGTATATACACTAATTAAAGCTGTAGTTTTAGTCCAATAAATAGGAGCTTTTAATATTAAAGTGTCTTCATCTAAAATAATAGAAGTTCTACTTTTTAAATTTAACTTTTCTTCAAACTTATTTAAAAGTTTTTCTAAGTTTTTATAATTAAAACTTAAAAGTTTTAACGCTTCTTCTTTACCTAACCAAACATCACCACTTCTATAATTTAATGTATTTACACCAATATAAAATAATCGTTTATTATCAAAACAATTTTTTAATTTATGATTATAACCATGAATAGAACCAATTTCTTTTTTAGTATGTTCTACGTAACTAAAATCATTTAAATAATCTCTACATGCTGTAAAAGCATTTTCTGTTTCAAATTTAGTTTTAGTTTTATTTACAGGTTTTAAAATTGCAAATCCTAAACCAAAATTTCTACCTTCAATTAAAGCAGAACGTTTATATTTTTCTTCAATTTTTTTCATTTATTTAATATTTTCTAAAGGATAAACATAACTTAAACTTCCATCAACTTCTTCTTCTGCTGCTAATAAAGCTTCTTCTACATGAAGTTTAGCAAATTCAATTAACATTTTAGAAACTTCTTTTTCGTCAATACCTTGATAACCACCTTCATCATAATATTCTATTAAATACTTTTTTTGAAATCCTTCTGCTGTTGGTATTTTACTCATTTTCTTTATATTTTTTAATACAATCGTTAATATTATTACAATTAATTATTGTAAAATCATTCATATTTTCCATCATTTTTTGAAACCACACTTCTTCCTGTGTTCCTGTAGTTAATATGATAAATACATTACCTATTTTATCACCATTTTGACGAAGTCTTCCAACTCTTTGTATAATGTCTTTTTCAACACCATAATATGAATGTATAATACAATTATCAATTTTATCTAAGTTAGCACCTTGTTTTAATTTTTTAAATGAAGCTATTATATCAATTTTGTCATTATCAAAATTGTATCTTATAAAATCATTTTTCTTTTCATCATTTTTAGATGATACTACATTTGGTGTAATTTTTAATAACGCATCTAAACTATTACCAAAAATAATAGTTTTACCATTAATTGTATTTATTAATTGTTTAATAATATTTACTTTTGATGGTAAATTAAACAATAAATTACTTCTTTTGTGTGAAGTAATTCTAATTTTTAATGCTTTTATTTCTTGGTCTTCAATAAACCAAGAACGTTTATGTTCTTTATCCCAATAATCATAAGAAGCTTTTTCTGTTTGTAAAAATGACTTTTTTAAACTACCAGCTTTAACAGTTTTTTCAATCTCTTCTAATTGATGATTAATTACATAAATATTTAACTTACGAGATACTCCTGCTAATTGGCTATCATTTATTGTGTACTTAAATATAACAGGTGCAATCTTATCTAAAAGTTCTCCTTTAGTAAATATTTGACCATTTTCTTCATATTTAGTTTTTCTATCAACAGTTGCAGATAAACCTAATAACGCTTCGTAATTATTGTTAAAATAAAATTCAGAATACTTTGGACTTAAACTATCGTGAATTTCATCTGCAATTACTAAACCTAACTTTTTATCTTTCCATTTATAAACTGTTTGATAACAATAAAACTTTAAATTGTAATCATTTGTAACATCTCTGTTAAATATCTGATTATATTTTTTAATATCTTTTAAAAGATCTTTTTTACGTTCTGTTGTTTCTGCTAAAAATACATGTGTAAGATTATTCTTATCCATTGTATAAAGTGCATGTAAAGCAAGTATAGTTTTACCAACACCAGTTGCCAATTCGGCAGTACCTTTTTTGTCATTTTCTAACCATTTAACTAATGCTTCTTGTTGTATCTTATCTTTAAGTTCATTTAACATTTATCTTTCTTCATTGTTAAAAATAAACCTCTCTTACAGCTTCACTAGCATATTATCTCTTTGTTTCCTCAAGAATTAATAGGGTTTACAACTCCCCTGCTTTCGGGTCTTTCAAGGGTACTGAGAGAGGTTAATTAGCTTACTATTACCCTTTTTTTCAGCTTATTTTAAGTTGTTATATATAAACTATATATCCAACATTGTATTCCTAAATAACTATACATTTAACCGTGTTCCATATCAACATGATCTTCAAATATAAAAACATGATATAATGGATATGGTTTTTGAATAAAATCGATTCCATCATTTTTACCATCATCTTCAATCTCAATCATTTCATTTAATATAAAATCATTTTTATCTCTAATATATTCTTTTGGAAATAAATCTCCAAAAACACCACAAAAATGATCATATCTTTCACAATAATCTTTTTTACAATCTAAATATAAATTTAATATTCTAAAATATTCATTTCTGTCTGTAGTAATGATATAATCATTATGTTTAGATTTAAAATAAATATCATTTCCTATAATACCTATAATTTTATCTTCATGCGGATTTAAACTAATATTTCCTTCTTTCATTATTTATTATGTATTTCTTTTAAAATAGGACTTAATTTCATAAAATTTTCATATGAATATATATCAGATTTTATTCTATTACAATTCCAACAACAAGGTACTACATTTTCAAACGTATAACCCAAACTATTATCTTTTCTATCTAATTGATAAGCTCTTGAAACATAATTTGAATTCTCATCTCGTGTATAAGGATTAAAAATTAAAGTTTTATCACAATAGTGACATTTTGAATCTTTTATAATTTCTATAAATTCATCATAGTTAATTGTAACTTCATTTTTATTTCGTTTATTACAAGTGTGAATTAGTTCATTTAATATATGTTCATAAGGTCTTTTCTTTTGTGTACATTTTCTACATTTACCAGAATGTGTTTTTAATTGTGATTGTTGACTTTTTATATCATTACCACAATCAATACATTCAAAAGTAAATGTTTTATATGTACTACCTGATTTAGATTTTTTAATATCTATAGATTTTGCATTATTTATATCTAACATAATTTTATATATTTTATATATTTTATATACAAACATACGAAAAATTTATGAGAATTCCTAATATTTTATTAAAAATTTAACTCACATGCACCACCCGCACAACTTTGTGCACCTGTAGTATCAATTTCAGTATATGTAGGTTTAATGTTAGCATTAATCCAATCTACAGGTTTTAAAGTTTTATTAACTTTATTCCATTTATGTAATAAATAAACATCTTTTAATAAATAAGATGTTTGTTTAAAATCATTTTTTAAATAATTATTTGCAAACTTTTTAAATCTTCTAACCCAATCTTTTTTTAATACAGTATTTGAATTTTCTTCAAAAGCAATATTAAATAGTACTGAATCACAAGCTTGCCATAAGTTATTATTAAATGCATGTAAACCATCAACAATTAATCCACTTGCAAATAATGCTCCTTCACCATATTTTTCAATTATTTGTTCAATTGTTAAAACAGATGTAAATGGTGCTTGATTGTAGTCTTTATCACCACTATTAGATAATAATGAAATTCCTGCAAAATAATGTCGATTTTCATAAATGTAATCTTTTACTTTTTCCCAATCATCAACATTTATAGTATTTGAAACATTATGTCTTGTTTCTGGGCAAATACATAATTCTTTATTTGTACTAGCTTCAACCCAATGTTTTTGTACTAATTTAATTTTTTCTAATAATTTAACACCTAATAAATCATCTTTAAATAATGAATCAGATTTTACTTCTATTGGAAAACTAGCAACCCAATCAGTTTGATTACTTGACCAAGCTGATTCTTCAAACATATCAGGATTACTTTCTTTTATAAATTTAGGAATATCTTCATCTTTATTTACTTGAACATTTCTAAAATGTTTTTCAGAATGTTCACCGTGAATACCTGATGCTGTTTTTAATAAAACAGAAGCATTTCCAGAAGGTTTAGTACAACCAATTCTAGCAGCTTGATTTATTTCTAAAATTTCAGCAATTTTTTTATTAGTATCTTTTAAAATTTGAGCACCTTTTTCAAGTATTTCAGGATTAAACAATATTTCAGGATTGTTTGTAAAACCTGTAATAGAACAACCTAATAAAGACTCTCTTTCAAATATAATTTTTGCTGGACTTGTTTTATCAACATAAGGAAAATCTGTATAACCTGCTTGTAGTGTACCCATAATAGCAGAAGCTTCACACATTCTGTAAAACTTTTCTTTAGTATCACACATACCACCATTACCTTCGGTTAAATTACAACCTTGCCATCCAGATATACCTTCAATTTGAGGATACTTACCTATTTCAACACACGGATTAAATGTAATATCATAATTATCTGTCCAAATAAAACCAGGTTCACCCCAATCTTTTACAGATTGAAATATTTTATCAAATTCTTCTTTTGATACTTCATTTCTTAATAATAATACACTATTATTACTACGAGCTCTTTGAGGATTTTTTTCAAACCATTCTCCAGTTTTAGCATTTAGTAATAAATTATCATCTTTATGAAACAAACAAATTGAAGCAGATCTTCTAACACCTCCACTAAGAACTGCGTCTGACATATGCATAATAATATCGTATACATCAATTGTTCTAAGTGTTTTATTTTCTAATCTTAATTCAATAAGTTCTTGAATTTTTAAGATTGAATTTCTCAATCCGTCAGGTCCAGGTGCTTTAAATCCTCCTGAAATTAAAGAACCTTTTTTTCTAATTAAACTATAATCAAAATCTACACGAAAACCTTGATATTCTGGAAAAGTAACTTTATATTCTTCAGATAAATATGAAGATATTAATACACCAATTGCATCACTCCAACCTTCAATGTCATCTTGAATTACAAATGTTTTAACACCTTTTGCTTGATGTTTTATATTTTTATAATTATCAACATCTTTTTGAAATATTCTAAATCCAATACCACAACCTGATAATAACCAATACATTGCTTCTTGAAAAAATGCAGGTCTGTCAGCATAAGAACTTAAACAATTGTACATTTTAGAGTTATGTTTTAGAATACCTTGATTTTCATCAGCAAATCCAAATTGTAATGCTCTTTGAGAACCTAATAATAATTTTTCATTATATGCTTGTTGTACAAAATTTAAATACGGAGATAATTCTTGTAATTTATCTTTATATTTAATTTTATGCATATTCATTACTCTATCTACAGATTCTTCCCAAGTTTCATATCTTTGTTTATTTTCTGAATATTTTGAATAATTACCTGAATAAAATTTAAATTCTGATAATAATTCTTTCCCGTTTAATTTTTCTTCTTTATCTAACTGCATATATAATATTTCTTTTATCATTTGTAGCAATGCTACTCTTTTTCATTTTATTTATAATCATTTAAATTAATAGTTTCACTATTAATATCTACAAAACTACCAAGTTCTGCGTTATCGTCAAGTTTTACGTTTAAATTTTTTTCAATTTCATCTTTTAATTTTTTATCTTTATAAAGTATTTGTTTGATTTTTACAACAAAACTAGCCCCTCCTATTTGTTTACCTTTAATCTTTGTCCAAAAACTTAAAATCTGTTTTTTAGCATCTTCTAAAAATGTAGAATAATTACTTTCACTAAAAGAATAATATTCATGTGAATATTCTTTAGGAAATTTATAAATATATATAACTTTATCTTTAAAGTCAATACTTTTAACAAATAAATCATTATTTGTCATTCTATATTCATAAGATGTAAATTCAGGATTTTTAAATGAAAAGTTCTGTACTATGAAAAAACAATCTTTGTATTCATTTTCAGAATCAAACATATATGTATTTTCTATAAGGCCATAAAACTTTTCTTCAATTCCAACTAATGGAGCAATTAAAGGTAGTAAATAAGTTCTACTTTTATTTGATTTAATCATTTACTTTTATAAAATCATCGTTTAAATTAAGATTTCCTTTTTTTTCGTAAATTTCTTTACTATAATTATATTTTTTGTTTTTCCAATGATAATAAATATTATCTAAATTTTCATCTAGTCCTTTATATTTATAACCACTAGTTGTTGTGAAACCATTTAAAGCACTTTTAATCCATTTATCTGTCATTCTATATACTAAAGGATAACTTTCTGTTTTTCCTACATATATGAATTTAAAAGGCATTAAAACATAATCACTAAAATTATATTTTTCAGCTAAAATATTAAAAGCTTTTTGATATATTAAAGCTTGAAAATAATAACGATATTTTATAAAACTTTCCATAAATTTATCATTCTTACCTTCACCTGTTTTAATATCTTCAAAATAAACACATTTATTTTTTCTATCAATAGTCATTTTATCAATAAATCCTTTAATGAGAAATCCTTTATAATAATATTGGAATTCTACTTGATAATGATTTTCTAACTCATTGTAAAATAAATCTTTACTAAATTCATGTGTTAATAAAATATCAGCTGAATTTTCAGCCATTTTTAATTGTCCTGTGTTAACAATAATTTTAGAGTTTCCTTCAAATTTAATTTTTAAATAATCCCAAAAACTCGGAATATCAAAATTAGCTATTTTAGTTTCTTCTTTATATTTACTCCAAAATGAATTGTTATTAACAATATTTAAAACTTCTTCTTTTGTTGGAACTTCTGTATAATTATTTAAAATTATATCTACAAGTAATCCTAATGTTGCTGTTGGTTTTTCAATATTTAATAATACATAATTTTTATCAAAATCATTTGTAGATAATAATTTATCTAACATTAAAGTTTCTACTAACGAACCGTGTTTTACACCTTCATTATCTACAAATGTTTGTCTTATTAATGATATTGGACCATTACGATCAAAATCAGAAATTTTACTATAACTTAATCTTAAATCAATTATTTCTTCATTGTCCAACAGATTGTTTAATTTGTTCTCCTTCATCTTCTTCTACATACAAATTAAAAATCTCATCTTCAATTTGTTTAAGACCATAAAATTCTTCATATAATACTGTTTTATCATATTCAGAACTTGATTCAATTTTTAATTCTAATTCATCAATTAAATCATTAATGTATAAACGAGCTCTGTTTAGTTCATTTTGATTTAACAAATTAATTAATTTATTGTAATCTTTATTACTTAAACAAAACGAAGCTAAATCTTTAATTTTTTTATTCATCTTTATAATTTTATATAGACACCAGGATTTTCCTTGTCTATTGTATAATACTGTTCATTCATTTTAAAAGCATATGGAATAAAATAATCCATATTATCATCTTCAATAATTCCATGTGCAACAAGTAAATCTGCTATAATTTGATTAGCATTATTAAAATCAAATTTATGTTTACTTTTTCTAACAAAATGAAAACCTATTTCAAAAGGAGGTTCTTTTCCCTCCAAAACATTGTTAAATTTTTCTCTTAAATTTTCAATAAGATTAGGTTTTGTTTTATATCCTACAACTTCTTTACGAGAAGCAGAATATCTTTGAATACCTAAATCAGATAAATAATTTTTAACTGTTTTGGAAGGAAATATTCCTCTTGATGTTTTAATTTTACTATTTTTTAAACTTGGAGTATTAAAAGGAATGAATATTAATTCATCTGTATTTACCATGGTAAACCACTTTCTGATTTTTGAATTTTACGTGTTTGATTATCTGATACTTTTTTATAAGTTAATGTTTTTTCATCATAAATATTTTCAAAAAAAGATTTTTCATAATCATTTCTTTTTGCGTCTGCTTCTTTTTTAAGTGTTTCAAAATCTATAGTCAATTCTTCACTTAAAGTACTATTTGGTTTTAATTTTGAAGCTTCTTTTTGTATTCCAATATTATTACTATAATATGAATAATCTACTTTTAAAGGAGCTAGTTTAGCTGAAGCTAAACTTTCTAATCCTTCTAATCCTTGATATTTAGCAAAAATATTTTTAGTTTTAGAACTATTCGATTGTTTTGTATCAAATTCACGAACGCAATTAAAATCTGATTCTTTAAAATAAATATCACCTTTTCTATTTTTATCTTCTACAAATTTCTTACGATCGTTAATGTAATTGATAATATTGATATAAAAACCAAAATTTATATTATTTTGTTCAGAATATTCACTAATAATATCTGTTAAATTATATTTTTCATTTTGTTGTAAAATTCTTTCAAAATTTAATTTTGTAAAATTTACTAAAATACTATTAATAAACATAAAAAACATGATTTTATTAATATCATATGTTGGTGTATGTATTCTAAATTCAATAGTTTTTTTATTACCAAATAATAAAGGTACAAAATTGTGAATATGATATCTTGAATGAATATTCCATTTTTGTTGACCTGTTGGGTCTTTAGGGTGATGACTTACTTGAGACAAATCGCCTCTATCACCATAACTAGATAAAGAATGACCTTCAGATAATTCTGTAAAAATAACATTAAAGTTTTTAATTAAATTATCTTTTGTAATTACAGGATCTAATTTACTTAAAATATCATAAGTGTTAAATGGTGCAGAATAATTTTTATTTTTATATCTAAAATTGTATTTTTTATACAAATTAAACATACTAAAAATTTCATCTTGTAATGCAAGAGTTAATTTAAAAAATGCTGTAATAAATTCAGGTATTCTTGGTATATTTCCAATATGTAAATGCATTGAACACGTATCATTATAATCAGTACGATATTTTAATTCTTTAACACTTTCAATAACGTTACAAATTCCTTTAACACCACTTAAAGGAATTGTAACATATTCTAACCCTGAAATACTACCATCTCTTAAAGGAATTAATCCTAAACGATTGTGAATATTTTTAGGTATTTGACCAGCAACAGTTTCAAATTCTAAACCAAAACTTAAATCTTGAATTAATTTATTTATACTTTCTTCATTATTTAAAGTAAATGAAGGTGTATAATATTTTTCATAATTCATTATATTTTGTTCAAGAATATCTTTAGAATCGTAAGGTAATGATGTTTTATATTCACTAGTAGGTGGAGATTTTTTTATAAAATCGTAAGCCTTCATTCTTGAAATATGATAAAAATTACCATCACTTAGTTTTTCTCTAAAACTATAATTCTTTTCAATAATTAATTTATTTAAAGCATAAATTCTATAACCGTCTTCCATTTCAACAATTATTGAATTTATATCTTTTTTAAAGTAACCTTTATTTAAATTATTATCAATAATACCAAATGTTAAATCTTTACTAAACGAATATTCGTTTGAAGAATAATCCCACACAATTTGTGTAGTATCTATACGATAATAACTTCCATTATCCATTAAATAACAATCACCTGAATCTTTAATTTTTTTATCTCCAATTTTATAAAAACCTGAGTCATATTTTCTAGTTTTGGAAATAGGTAGTGTTTCATTATTTATAGTTACTACAAATTTTTCTTTTGTATTCTTTGACATTTTTTTAATTTATTAATGTTAACATGTAATCTTTCATAGCTTTAAAATCTTGAATTTTTTTATTAACTTCAACATCGTCTGTAGTATTTAATTTTTCTAAATTATCAACAATATCTTCTAAACCAAAAATAATTTCATTAGAAGATTCTTGAATTAATTCATTGATTACTTCTAAATCGTTTTCTGATTCAATTTGTGAATAATCTTCATTTTTAGTATAATCAATACCATCTTCTTTTAAATAAGCTTCAAAATTATTAATAGGTTCCTTTGTTTTATTAGTTAATTTAATTAAATCTTCTAATGAATTAACAGATTTAAAATCTTCAGAACCAAATAAAACTTTTTCAAAATGATTATTTACTTTAATTGATGTTAAATTACCTTCTTTAATAGAATATGTTCTATCACTACCTAATGTAAAAAAACTATTTATTTGTTCAACTTTTTTACCTTTTAATGTAATAGATTGATTATCATCAGATCTTGAATCAATTGCTAAATCAATAATAGGATGTGTACTAATTTCAGATAACTCAATATAACTTATATTTAAACCTTTTTTAATATGACTATCACGATATCTTGAATATGTTGTAGAATAATCCATTTTTGTTAAAACTTTAACACCTTGAATAAAATAATACATACTATATTCAACATTTGTTAAATGTTTAAAAGGAATAAATGTTTTTACAGTTTCATTAGTTAAATCTAAATCTTTAGTATCATGAACAAAACCGTTTTTAATAAAAGGAATACCAATTAATCTATTTAAAGTTTTTTTAGCTTCTTCAAAATTATCTTCACCTATTTTATAAAAACCATAATGATTAACCCATGTATAAATACCAGTAATTGTATGACCATTTTGCCAATGTCTAAATTTATTAAAATAAACTCTACCTAAATAATCATTTTGATTTTTAGATAAACATTCTTTATAAATATTTAATGGTACAATATTATCTGTATCTTTTAATTTAATTTTACAATTTAAATTAGGATTAATATAAACTTTATTTGCAGCAGGTAACTGAATTATTTTTGAATTTTTATTTCTTTCAACATAAGGTTCATTATCAAAAAGTGTTGTATCACCATAAGCATTAGCAATATTGTTATAATAACTATTTGATTTTTTAGTATAAGACATAACAATTTCTTTTTGAAATTGATCTTTTCTTGAAACTAATATTTTTTCAGCATTTTCTACATCACCATCTGTAATTTTATATACTGTATTTTGACTAAATGTAAATAAATTAACATTTGCAATACCTCCAATTGTTTCTAATGATTCTTGAATTGAAGAAATATATAAACTATTTTTAGTTTCTTTATAATAAAATAAAGGTCTTTCTTCTTCTATATCATAATTGGTATAATCATACCATTTTGAAGCACCTTTCCATACATAAATAACATTAGGTTCATTTGTGTTTGTAAACACTAAAGCAGCGGCACCGTTATATTGACTTAAAACTTTAAAATTTTTAGTTTTATAAATAATTTCTAATAATATTTCAGAATCAATTTTTTGTCTAATTGTTTCATAAAAACCATTAGGATTATGATCAGATTGAACTTTAACTGTTTCTGTAGTATCAATTTTAAATGTAGAAGCTAAATCTTTATGATTATATAATGTACCATTATGACAACCTACAAATTCATAATTACCTTCAGAATTATTACCAAAACCAAATGGATGTGCATTTCTTTCATTTACAATATTTCCAACACTTGCTTGACGTGTATGACCAATTACTACAGGATATTTAAGAGGTTTAATTTCTCTATTTACAATAAATTTAGAATATAATTTTTCTGTATTTAACCCGTAATAAACTTCACCGTCAAATGACACACCACATGAATCTTTTCCTCTATCAATATTAAAAATTCCAAGTTTGTCAAATTTATCTTTATTAAATTTTTTAGGGTCTTTTCCAGACCAAGCGAATATTCCGCAATATAATTTATTATATTTTGGTTTTACAATATATAATTGTAAATAATGTACAAATAATAAAATTAATATTATTTTTATTTCCATATTTTTTTAATTTTTAAATATTTTTAATGTATTTTCAGAAAAAGTTATCAATTGATCAATTGATGCACAATTTTTCATAGTATTTGCTAATTTTGAAATGATCCATACATTTCCTTTAATGTAACCTTTAGAATTATCAATTCTATCAATACTTACAGAATTCCAATTTTTTCTACCGTTTCCTACAGAATAATCTAATTTTATGTTCAATAAAGGACAAAATTCTACTATTTCTAAATCTTCAATTGTTATTGAAAATTCTAAATTTCTATTTGTAAATTTAATTTTAGATTTAATATTATGAATTTTTCTTTCTAAATAATTAGAATTAATATATTCTATTTTTTTAACTTTGTATTCTTCTGATTTGTAATAATTTTTAACTTTTTCTGATTTACGATATTTTAAATCATATTCTTTTTTACAAAGTTTACATAAATTACTATAACCATCTTTATTACCTTTAAATACGTGAAATTCTGTTATTTCTTTTTCACATTTACATTTAGTACATTCTTTCATATTTTATATCTTTTTTACAAAGATACAAAAAATATGTGAGAATTCCTAATTATTTACACATTATTTTATACTGTTTTTAATATATTAGTATTAATTTTTTCAATTGTTTGTTTTGCTAATTCTTTATTATTTGTATTAATAGCTTTTACAGTATCTTCTCCATATAATTTAATATATTCGTCAGCTTTACCGTCTAATACAATAGTAACAGCGTTAACTGTTTGTTCAAATACCCATTCAATTAATTCATTTGAATGAATCCAAAAATTAGATAATGCTCTACATTCTACACCAAAATCTTTAAATCTAAAAGAACCTGCTTTACCATAAAGTTCACGTCTTCTTTCATCTGTATCAATTAATAATGCAGGTAATGTTACCATAATGTCAAACATTTTTACAATGTTTTCTTGAATTTCATCAGTTCTATATTCTTTATCTATTCCAATATGAACATGACCACCAACACATCTTAAATTTGTGTTAGTTTTTGGAGAAGGATTGATATCTTGTAACCATACATTAAAGTCAGGTTCGCAACCAAATGTTTGAGCATTTTCCGTTTGTAAATAAGCAGGATTAATTTCTCCTGACGCTTTAGTTGATAATTTACAACCATTTGCTTCAGCAATAACTGCTAAATGTTCTTTTACATAATTAATATTTTCAACATATTCTTTTTTAGTAGAACAAGGTGGAATATTAAATTCAAAAGCAATATTATCAATTTGAATACAATGACCTTTATCTGTAATTGGATGAGGTTCATATTTTGTACCTGGAATTAATCCTTCTGCAGAAATAATTTCTGTTTCATTTTCAATAAAAATTTCTGGATCTGTACCTAAACTAATATTATATTTCATTTTTAATAATTTTTTAATTTTTAATAATTTTTTAATTTTCTTTTAATACTCTTGTTCTAATAAGATTTATTATGTATTTAAGTGATGTATCTGAACTATCAGAAATCCATTCAGGATGAGATTGAATACATAATGAATTATATTCATTATAAAACACAATTTCTGGTTCTAAAAAGTTTTCAGGTAATTCAATATTTTCATTTTGACCATTTAAATAAACATCACTTTTAAAATGTAATGAATATCCTAATAATGAATATTGACTTGTGTTTAAATTAAAAGGATACATCATTTGATGATGATCTGAAGGGATGTTTAAAACTTTACCTCCATAATAAATAGCATCTTTAGTAGAATTATGACCTGTTACATGTTGTATTAATTTACCACCAGCCATTACTGTAAGAAATTGAGCACCTCTACAAATACCAAGTTTAGGTATTTGATAATACATTTTATGAAATAAATTATGTTCAACATCATCACGATGTTTATTATTTTTAGTAAATTTACCTTTAGTTTCACCATAAAACGATGGAGATACGTCTTCACCACCTGTAAATAAAATTAAATTTATAACGTTTGGTAAAGATTTATCTTCTTCTTTAACAATACCTACAACATTATATTCAGGAAATGTTTTTTTTAAAAATTCTAAATACTCTTGTTCTACAACACCTCTTGCAAATAATACATTAAAAGTTGGTTTTTTATTATCTTCCATTTTGTTTTGATTTTCTAATTATAATTTTAGGAATTTCATCAATATATTTTTGTGCACAAACAGATACTTCACCTGTTCCATTATCCATAGAACTTGCACTATTACATTCTAATAAGATATATTCTTGATAAGGTCTTGAATTACCATCTTTATCTCTTGGAGTTTGAACTCTAACATCAAATGATAATAAATCTGCACCTACAGCTTTTAACGCTTTTACACAGTCTGAAACAATGTCATTCCATGAATTAGGTTTGTGAAAGTTTTCATTAGTTTCAAGAAACCATACACAAATATCATCATGACGACGCCATTTTTGATCTTCAGGTACATCTTGTTTTAAAGCTTTTCTACAAGTATAAAAACAACCGTCTTCTGTTACATGCAATCTAAATTCATGACCAAAGTTCATAAATTTTTCAAATATATAATTACTAAGTGTTTTACCTTGCATCCAAGATTCTAATTCTTCTTGAGATTTAATTAAAGTATTACCTTTACCTTTAGAACCATAATGAGCTTTAGCTACAATAGGATATCTTTCACGAGCCCAGTCATTTAATGCACCATCTGTCCACATTTCTGCAGTTTTAACACCAGCTTCTGTGAACTTTTGTTTCATTAAAAATTTATTAGCTGAAATTTTAATTGCATCAACAGTATTAATTTCAATTCTTTTACCACCTTTAGCAACACTATCTTCAACTTCAGTAGATGATCCAAATCTAATAACTGAACGATAAGGTAATGCTGCTATTTTTTTATGTTTAAGTCTTAAAATATCATGACTTGGATGACGACTTAAAATCATTGGTCTAAATAAAGTGTATTTCTTTTTTTTAACTGTTGGAGTCATATTATTCTAAGTTTAAAAGTTGTTTAATAATTACTTCTGAAATACCATCATTAATTTCTTCAGGATGATATTGTACACCATATACATTTTTAGCAAATCTTGCAATTTCAATATTACCATCTACTTTTTCTCTTGCTAAAACATTAAAAGGATTAGGTAAAGAAAAACAACCTTGATGATGTAATGAATTTACTTCATATTTTGGAGGCATTGTTGATTTGTTAATAATGTCAAACATTGGTTGTTCAAAAGCTAATGTATCAACTTTATCATGTCTTCCTTTAGAAGAATAATTAAAGGGATAGTGTTGTTCTAATTTACCACCAAATTTAACACATAATTGTTGAAATCCTAAACAAATACCAAATATTGGAGTATTGTTTGCTAAATATTTATCTAAGTTATTATCAAAGAAATATTGTTTCATAACATCTGTATTAGATGTATGAAATCCTGGAACTTCACCAAAAGATTGAGGAGTAATATCTGCACCACCTGGTAATACTAATAAATCTAAATCTTCAACAATTCCTTTTTGTGGTGATAAAATATGAACAATTCCAAAATTACTTAACCAATCAATATATGGTACAGTTACACCAAAACTATTATCTCCTGTTTTCCAACCTACTATTCCAATTTTTTTCATTTTATATTTAATTTTAATTTATTTTTATTTTTTAGCTAATAAAGAAAATAATGTGTTAGCTACACTTTTTGTTTCATAATAATCTACCCAATTACCATTTTCTACTACAGTTCCTTTTTTTGAAGCATCTATAATACTATTATCCAAAATAAACATATATGCTTTACCAAAAGGAGTATCTACTCTTTCAAGTTTATACAATTCATAATTATTTGTATAATCTAAAATATTACCTTCAAGATTATTATGCCATTCTAAAGATTGAAAAATAGTTCTATCAACATTGTATAGTTCAATTAATACAGAAGATGAACCTTTTTTATCTAAACAAGCAAAACCTTCAATATCATATAATGTAAATTCTGGTAATGTTTCATAAACTGCAATAGGTGAATCTTCATCAAGTTGTTCATGATTATTCATACCTTTTCTTAAAAAACCATAAACACCTACTAATATTTTTTCAGGTTCTTTGTTTTTATCAAATCTCATATTCTTTTTATTTTGATTTTTAATCTCTTTTTCACGTTGTTTATCTTTTTTAATTTGTTTTTTAAAAGAACGTTGTTTATTTCTACTCATATCTAAAAAGGCATTAAAATTTCACGTTCAAATATTTCAACAGCTTTTTTAACACCTACCTTTTCAACTAAATCTGAAAAATCTTTAGATTCATGTTTACTGTCAATACATCTTCCAATAAAACCTGTTTCTTGTTCTAATCTTTTAGAAAATATTTGACCCCAGTTTTCTTCTTTATCATAATCATTATCATAAAATATTAAACATAGTCCAAATCTTTCTTCCAGTTCATCAATTACTTGTTTTTTAGGTAATACATTTTCACATTGTAATGCTACTGCATTATAACCTGTATTTTCTTTAATACACATTACATCTTTTAAAGATTTAGTAATAACTAATGTGCCACCATGATCAGAAACAGGTAATTGACTCCAACCTTGCCATATTGAATCATTATGAGAATTTAACCATTTGTAATTTTTACTAAATGGTTGATAAATTTTATAAGTTTCTTCACCATCTTTATGTTCAATAAAAACATAAGAATGTTTATCTGCTTTAATTGGTTTATCATTTACAACAATATATGATATTGGTTCTACATTATATTCTATTAATGTTTTTAATGAAATATTATATTTTTGCCAATATTGCATATCGTGAAATTCCCAATTTCTTTTAATTTTACCAAGTTTAAACTTATACATTGTTTTAGACAAAGCATGTTCTCTTGAATGATTTGTTGTAAAATCACCTTCTGCCTTAGGAATACCTGTTTTTTTAATTAACCAGTCATTTTCCATATTAAAATCAATTGCAATTTTAGATAATGCTTCATAATGATTTAATTCAAACATTACTTCTACAAACTTAATACAATCACCTTTTAATCTTAATGTAAAATCGTGAAAACATATTTCACCACCATCACCAACAAAGAAACCAAATGAAGGATTACTTTCATTTCTAAATGGAGAATGAATGTTTTTACCTATTATTATATCTTCATTTAAGATATATCTTTTATATATATCTAAATCAGAAACATATTTTAAAAGTTTCTTTTTAGTAATATATTCTTTATTTAAATTAATAGTCATTTTTAATATTGTATAAATGTCATTTTACCGTTAAATTCAAATTCAATACAAGGTATTGTTTCTAAAAAATCTAAACAAGGTTTAGAATGTCTAACTTCTTCAATTTCTTTATTTTCTTCAATTTCTAATTCTGTCATTTTTTATTTAATTTTAGTTAACATTAGTGCCAGAACAAGATTCGAACTTGTATCTACCCATTAAAAGTGGACGGCTTTACCAATTAAGCTATCTGACTATAAAAAGAGGGTATTTCTACCCTCTTATATTTATTACCAATTTGCAGTAGTACTTGTACCAGCAGAATTATCTGTTGATGGTGCATCTGCAACAAGTTTTTCCATCATATCATTACTAGATGGTTTTAATCTTGTCATATTTGCAGGAGTACTTGCATTTTCCACAAAGTTAAAGTAACGAGTACTTAAATATTGTGATGGTTTTGCAGTAGTTCCATAAGTTACGTAAACATTAACTAATGTACTAGCTGCATTATCATTAATAATTTTAAATAATGAATTTAATGCTTCTTTTGAAGTTGTCACTTCAGGAAATGTAAAATCAGCAGGTACTACAGCTTTTGCTGCAGATAATACTCTACTAACTAACCACGTTTCCATGTCACGATTTCTCTTCTCGTCAGCCATTTCATTATCTTTATGATAATAGAATCCTGTATTAATTTGTCCACCAGTTGTATCTGTGAAAATTAATTTAAAATCTGGACTATTATCTGGATCAGCAGCTGTTTTCTTAGTTACTGACATTTTTACATTTTCAACTTTTCCTGTGTTACCGTTATTAAATACTGTAGCACCACCACCAAAACTTGCATCATTTAAATTGAACATATTCTTCTTTTTTTATATTTTAATTAATTTTAAGGCTTATAATAATGAGGTTTTTAGAGAACCTCTTAACTCCGCTGACTTACGATTCAGAGGACTTCCACGCCAACACATATAAATGTCTGTAATTCCTGTCTTCGTTCTCTTGTACTTCGAGCTTATTCTATAAATATTTTTGACCAATCAATTGTCAATTTACCATTATCATCAGATTCAATGAGAGTAATAGTTTTATTTTTCAAATGATCAGGTCTTGAACCTACTACTAATGATTCAGAAGGAGCAAAGTTTACTAACGTTTTATTTTCGTCACGATAAACATACCCAATAGCATCAACTTGACTACACAGAATTGCAGCAATTTTACCTGTTAAAGCTAAACCTCGTGCTTCCATTTCTTTACCTTCTTTTTCAACAAATTTAGATTTTAAATGTCCAAGAATAATTAATGTATCACATAATTGTTCAATTTCATTTAAAATAACATTCATTGCTTCTCTAAGATATTGATAACCCGCACCATTAGGAAGTTTAGTAACATCGTCACCAATCCAATTTCTTCCCATTGGAGTGTTTTTGTAAAGTTTGTTACCTAATTCTAATGCAATATCTTCTAATGCTGATACTGTATCAATAGTAATGTATTTATAGGTATATCCACCTTTAGCTTTATTAGATTCAGCAATCTTATTAATGACTTCTTTTAAAACTATTAAAGGAGAATTTCCTGATTTTCTTGAAATATCAAGAACATTAATTTTTAAAGCATCTAAAAATTCAGAGCCATCTTCTAAATCTAAAATAAGATTATCTTCTAACGCAGCTACTGCAGAAGTTTTTCCGCTCTTCGGATTAGAGAATAAAATTATTTTTTTAGGATTAACTCTTGAAGCTTTAGTCTTTTCGTTTGGTAATTCAATCATGTTTTACTCCAACCACTATCATCCATATTAACGTTAATACTAATTTAAGTATTTGTTTAATTTTTTCTAATATGTTGTATTATTTGATGTACTTGTGACATTTTTGAACTTTCATTTGGGAGAGGTAATTCTTTAAAATAATTAACTGCTCCATCGAAATATAATGGACATGTTGTTCCTCCACCACCATCTCTACCACCTAAGATTTCTAAAAATCTTATATTGTCTTTAAAAAATCTAACATCATAACCCATATAATCTGGTATTTCATGTCTAAATGGACTAAATAAACCTAATATAACATCAGCATCACGCTGAGTAAGTTTATTGTCTCCTAGACCATCTAATGAAGGTTTAAGTCTGTTATGTTTTTTATTTTCAACACTTTCTTGTGATTGAGCTTGCTGTTGAATAACAACTGGAATATATCCAAATCTATTTCTTAATTTAATTAAATAATCTGATGATAATACGGTAATACTTTCATGTAAATTTAATTGAACGCCATTTCTTTTTTCAGGACTTATAAGTCCAATATGGTCAATCATTACAATAACGTATTCTTCAGGATCATTAGCTTCGTAATAATCTTCAACTTGTATTATTTCACCATCAATATTTAAATCTCGATAATGTATTTTACCATTAGCTAACGCATATTTTTTAACAATGTTATAAATACCAGTAGGGTGACGTACATCATCTATAAATTCAACAATTTCTTCTATTTTATTAAAATATTTTTCATATTTTTTAATTATATTTAAAATATGATCAGGTAAAATCTTATCTGCTTTAGTACTTTTTAAATCTGTAGGACTTATTCTAATACCTTCTTTAACATATAATATGTTTGCAAAAGCAGATAACATTTTCTGTTCTTTAGTCCATTTTGTTATCATAAGAGCTCTTTATCTCTTATTTCTATATGTTACCATACAGTTCAGACTATATCTTCAGTACCGTGTACCGCTGGGATTTCGTGTTATGATTATATTCTGTAGAAGTGGGATTTTCACCCACATTTCACCTTACCTTTTAAAGTTCTAGTTTGTGCTATTTTTTACACTATTCTACAGTTTCACATATTAGTCGTTCGACCTTCTATAACCATTTAAATTATAGCTTGGTACGGGATTGTCCACTTCTGGAGTTTCCCCGTTTAACCCAGTTAAGAGACAACTACAATTTATATTTCATAGATTCACAAATATATGGATAAATTAAATTTTTAAAAGTTTCTTTTGAATTATTTTTTATATAAATTTTGTTATTGTATTGTAAAGAACTTTCAATATTATATTTATTTAATAAAAATAATATAAAATCATTACATTCTTTAACAGAAAAACTACATGTAGACAGAATATATCCTGAATTTTTAGATTTAGAACCGTCATCCATATAATGTATTGCCATTGCTAAAGGTGTATAATATTCTTCAAGTAAATTAAACGGAATTACTTTAATATTATTTTTATAAAAAGAATCATAAATAAAATTCAATTCTTCATTAACACCTAAATACATAGTTATGTCACTATATAACTTTCCAGTTTTTTTATTTGGAATATTTCTATAATTTTCTTTTACTCGTACAATATCATTAAAAAATGAACTTTTATATAATAAATAATCTTTTTGTTTTAAAGAATGAGAACAACTAAAATTTGGACCTGTAGAATATTTTTCTTTACGCATGTAACCGTCTCCTAAAAGACATCCTATTAATAATTCTAAACGATCTTTTGATAGTTTTATACCTTCTTTTTTTCTTAAACATTTTCTTTCTATTTTATGTATTTTAACTCTTTGGTAATAAATTACTTGAGGTGATACATTAAATAATTTTCCAATTTCAGAATCTTTTAATCCTTTATTTACAAATTCTTGTAAATCTTTTTTATCAATTTTAAACATATTTTATATATTTTAGTTATATACAAAGATAAGTAAAATAATTGACAATTCCTAATAAATTTGCATTTATTTTTATCTCTAACGTAAAATAAAATACTTTTAATCTAATATTTAAATTGTTTTCTAAAACTTGTTGTATTGTATTATACAAAAACAACCAATCAGCAATTTGAG